GTCTGATGAAAATATTGAAGGGCGAAATTGGTTGTATGAACAGTTATTGACTTTAGCAGTTTGGATTGACTTTGAATTTAAAGATGGTTTCGGCTATTATATTGGTAAAAGAATTAAAAACGATTGATATGGAAAAAGAACAATCAGATATTATCGCCAAACAACTTATGAAAGAGATAATGTATGACAATGGTATGGTGGATCGGTGGCACCCTGAAAAATATCCTAAGAAATATGTGGATAAAATCTCTTTAGTAGCTGGTGTATTCTTTGAAAATAACCCTGACGTACTTACTAATGAGGATATAGAAAACATTTGCTGTGGTGAGTTATCAGAAAATGAAGAAATGTATGGAAAATTACATGGATATGAAAACCTGTCTAAAGCTTTAAACGATTATTTTAATCAAGAATAAATTATGGAAATTTTATTAATACTTTTAGTAGTTATATTCATGGGAATTGGCTGGAAAAAATTTTGGAAAAAATAAAAATTTTGATATGTATGTCTAGCTGGGACTGTACCGCGATCCATGCCTCCCCCGCCCATCATGGGGTTTTGATTTCCTATACCCCTCCCCCCTTCGATCTACGTTTTGGAAAGTATTTAATTTCTTTGCTTACCTCTATTCTTTACGTGTGGGTTTTTGTCTAACCTATTTTTGTTTGCTAACCTATTTCGCCCGTTGTTAATTCAATGGGCATTTTTGTTTTAGCTTCGTTCGTTGTGGGTAAATGCCTATGCTATGGTAAATGCCAAATTATTTTCAACTATTGTTTGCATATCCAAATATTATTCTTACCTTAGTGCTATGGTTTAGCGCGGTGCTAACCAATTACTAAAATTCTTAGCAATATGCCAGTATCAAACATTGAGTACAAACGTGTGATGTTACGTATCCTGCCACAGGGTACACGTTTTAAAACACATCCTAATGACCCGCGATTATACGTCAAAGGTTATATTATTGGAGCCTTAGATAAGTTCGCTTGTTATAGGTTAGGTAATATGTCTAAGATTAATTACATGTACGCTACTAGGTACGTATTTGTAAGAAAGTAACAACTAACGGGGGTGTAACAGCCCCCAATTTTTAAACTCTAATTCAAATCATCATGAAAAAATTTGACATTGATTCAATCTTAATGCACACAGTTTTAGGTATAGGCTTAATAGGTGTAGCAATTGTATTTATTTATTCACTCTAATTAATAACATCATGAAAATTCAACAACTTATTTTAGCATTCTTTACAGTATGCACATTTATAGTTCTTATTGCTACTATCGGCTTAACTATTGCTAACCCTAATAAGGCTGGTATATTAGGCTTTATGATTCTGATCAGCGTAGCTATCTTATCACTACAGATTAGCTTAATCATTAGAAAGGATCGTAACTAATGGAACAACTACTAATTATCGGGTACGTATCAGCTTGTTTAGCTATTGGTGTCCTAGTCGTAACGGCTTACTTTAATATTAAATAATTATTCACTTCTATTGCTACCCTTATTAATTGGTTAAAGCTTATCACCATAACAACGGCTAGCAATACATAATAACTTAACATCATGGAAAATATATTGACATACAAAGGGCATTCGATAACAATGCGAAGTACTAAGGGATTTTTTGTTACCCTTAAAACTGGCCGTCACGTATTCAGCACAATTCTACAGGCTATTAAAGCTATTGATTTAGATTAGCCAGCTTGTTTAAATAGTTATTATGCCTCTGCTATTAATTTGGTAGAGGCTTTTTTATGCCCAAATAGGTAGTAAAATACACTAAGGGTTTTTATATCGCCCGCTGTAAAAGTTTATTCACGGTATCTTAAACGCGGTTTTCATTTTTGGCTATTTTGATAGGTTTTTACACTAAGTGGAGATTATTTTTTGATTAAAGTGTGTGTTTAATCGACATAGTACCTAGCTTAATAATGCCATAATCCCTATTTAACCACATCTAAGCGCACATTTACACGTTAACAGGCTAAAACCCCGATTTACTGGCAAACCCTGTTTATCTTACTTATACTTCTTTATTATTATCTATTGTTATAATGCTATTGACCATTACTATTTGGGTAGCAATTCTACAGATCATGCAAACAGATTATAAACCTTAATTAGTGTTAACGTACTTTCAATCTTAAGGTTATCTATATAATTTAATATATACTATCATTCGGCTGAGTTGCGTATCAATTTACTACACTACGTATGTGTGCGGTGTTAACTTTGCTTTCTTACTTACTTGTTATATTGTATTATATACTTTTGACCTTTTATAATGGATAGCAACCTATTTGCCAAAACTAATAAAATACTATTTCGCGTTTAAGCCACTTTTTAAGCGATTTAAGACACTTTGTACCGTTTTGGTACTAACATACCACCCAAAGGCAGATCGTTAAAAACAGCCTTCACAGTAGTTTAAAGGCACTATTTTTTCATACTTAGCCAAATCATATCATTTTCATACACTTTTGGCCTGTTATAAGTCAACATATAGCTTTACTTTATGCATGCAATAGTTAAGTTATGACTTTACATTAAAATTTTTCTCCCTGATAATCAGTCAGTTACAATTTATTTTAAAAATAATTTCATAAAATGTTTGGTATTACAAATAAAGTTTGCACCTTTGAAGTGTCGGAAGTGACAAACACAAAAATACTACTCTAGTATAGAAAGTCACTAAGTATCTAAACTAACCCGATAAGCGGTAATAAGCTTTACACCTGTTTAATTATTACACTGGTTAGCAGTTCAACTAATTATATTTACAACGTGCCGTGATGGTTAACAAAGGTAAATGTACAGTTCTTTGAAGGTCGGGAAGTTTAAATAGAGTTCGCATATCTAACAAGGTTACATAATGCTTGAGCCATTTAAACGAGTATAATATACGGGTTAACTCAGCGGTAGAGTGATACTTCAATTCGAAGTAACAAGTCATAGGTTCGAATCCTATACCCGTAGCAAACGAAAACAAAAAATTTAAAGTTATGAAAACACTATTGTTACCTGTAAATTTACAGCAGGGTCTATTTATTGATGAAAATAACATTGTATTAGGTGTTTACACTCATCACACTAAAATAATTGTTCCAAAATTTCCTTTTACGGGCAATGATTTAACTATCCCCGACAACATGCGGGATTATGAAATTAAAGAAAATTATGCAGATAGTTTTGGACTTAATATGTGGACTAATAAAGGCAGAAAGGAGTTATACTAATCATGAGCAACAATAAAAAGAAACAAATACAGGAACGTTTAGAATATCTAAGGCACGAAATTCAAAACGAACAAATCAGCTACGGGGAAATTGTAGAACTGCAAGGTTTAGCAGACGATATAGAACCAAACGATTTTGAATTATTGGAATGGGCACAACCTAATTATAACTAGTTATGGCAGATCAAACAAATTTTAACCTACTAACATTAAAAACTTTATTGTTAGATACAATCACATATTTAAAATTTGGTAGTCATTTGGCACCAAATTACAAGGCAGCAAAATATAGCTTATGTGATTTGTCAGGACAAAAACGAACTATTACAAATAAACAATTACTTCACTTAATAGGAACCGTGTATAAAGACAATGACAAAGAGTCTGATTTTTGGGCTGTCATTGATAAGTTTAACGCGGCTAAATTTTTAAATTAAAAACTATCATGCAAAATATTTTAAACTCAGACCAATTTAAGGCAGCTACAGTTATACTAAGTATAGCTTATGCCGTATCTATTTACCTTTATTTAATCAACTGGTAATGGTTACACAGGAATTAACAATTAGTCAAAAGACTTTTACCGATATGATTAGCGGACTAATCGCAAGCGGTGTAACGTTTAAGGCGTTCGAATCAACAACAAACAAAAATTATATAATTATTCAATTCTTAGGAGGTTATTAAAATGAAAAACACAGTAACAAGCTTTAAAGAAAAAGCAGAGCAAAACGGGGCAATAGATGCAATTGCAATTACAGACGAAAAAGGTAATCGTGTAGGTATTTCTAAATATGAAAACGGTGAGGCCGTTATTTCAGTAGATTTTAAAAATGTAGGTTATATGGCCTCATTAAATAATGAAGGTAAACAAGCTATAATAAAATTCTTAAGTGAAGAGGCTACAGAGGTAAAAACTAAACGGGAACTATACGTATTAGTTGGTATACCCGCTGAAAATGCACCCGTTCTTTTTTCAAATACGCATTTTCTAGTGTATGCTGATAAAAATGAAGCTGATCGAGCTTGTAAAATGTTCAACGATTACTTAGTAGAAAACAATAAAATGGATATGGGCAAGTTTGTAGTTGATACGTTGGAAAACGCTAAACTATCATTCCCAAATGGTAAGTTTGATTACAGCTTACTAAATTAAGGCATATCCCTGCAATTATGGTAAAGGCTGAAATAATAAGGCTTAACTGTTCGAATCAGTTTGCAGGGGCTAAGGTTACAATGTCGTAGCTTTAATTAAAAATTATTACAATGAAAAATAACTCATTAAACAGCATTTTAGCTGCATTTTTAACTGTAGCAAGTACAGAGGCCGAAACAATTGAAAGATTAGAAAAAACTTTATCAGATTATAAAGCTAATCCAAATTTAGAAACTCTTTCCACCCTATCTGCGGCTGCACATTTAGTAGATTTAAAATGGCAACATTTGAAATTTGAGGAATTGCAAAAAGAAAACCCACAACCTACAAAAAACACTGACGAATCAGACACTGAATTTCTTAAAAAATTTGGTTTCAGTGCAAATTAGAGTTTATCTGATGAGACTTTAATAGTCGAAATAGTAGTGTAAAAGCTACTATCATAAACAAATAAAAATTAAAATCATGGAAAATCAAACATTTAAATCAACAGAATTAATTAAAGGCACTAGATATTTTTTAGATGGTCTTAAAGATGTTAGTGGTGTATTTAGTCACATTAAGGACGGTCGGGTTTATTTTACCGATTTCAAAGAAGAGAGGCCACAAATTATGCCATACTTAGAGAAAAACGGAGACGATACAGATTTCAATCAACAACTTTTTGATATTTGGGCAGTAGAAAAAGTTTAACTGATGAGGCTTAAAATAGCCGAAACACGGGGTGAAAATCCCCTGTCTTAAACAATATAATCACGAAATTATGAACAAAGAAGTAACAAACGGGTATGCTAACCTAAGAAGGTTAAAACCTACAGCACCATTTAGCCAACGTTTAAACGATTTTATTAATGATCGGGCAGAGGGATTAAGATATATAGATGGTGCTTTTCCTGAACTATCATTTGAGGAATTTAAAGCAGAATTTAAAAGCAGTGGTGTAATGCCTATCAGTAACGAACATTGTGAAAACAATATTTTCGGGGACATTGAAACAAACATAGCTTTTAGGGCTTGGCATGACTCAATACATTTAGAACTAAACGAAGGTTTTGAATATTTTTCTGAAGCTATTGTAGCATTTAAACAAATGAACGAATTGCCTTTAGATTGGGTTTTTGAAAGAAATTTAATTTATTGTGAAGTTATAGGGCAAGCTGCCTACCATAGAAACACAGGCAATTTTGTTGAAGATCAAAGAGAATTTACAATTAACTTTTTAGAATCGGAAAAATTTTAAAGCTATGAAAACTATAAAAATAACAGATGAAAACTTTTTAAATCTAAAGGAATTTGGTCATGTAGTACCGAAAGATTACAGCAAATTTAAAGTATCTAAAGAGTATTTAGTTTGTGGCTTAGATGAAACTGATTTATTAAAAGTAAGATGTACTCAAAATTGTCCAGTTAATATAAAAATAGTAGATTAAAGCCATGCAAAATATCGAAATTAAGCTGCCACAACTCAACAAAGGTAATTGTTTATTATTTACCACTCTGTTTAAATTAAAGTATCCTAAAGCTAAAGTAATTGTTTGCTGGAATAAAAAGAGTAATATAGTTTCCTTTAGTGCTGTCTTACATGGTAAGAGGTATTTTTACAAACGTAAAGATAGGAAACAAAGTAAATTCTGGTTTAATGGTCATGTAGTTCCAATGGAACATAAATAAAATCTGTTATGAAACAAAAAGAATTATTACAGCATATAAAAGACAATTCTATTTGTCTAAATCAATTAAGTTATGATAAATTAACTGGCAACTCTTATGAATTAAGAGCAAAAACAGGGGGATTTAAAACCTTTATCCTTTACCAAAATCCAGAGTCTGATTATTGGAATATTTATTTATCAGAGGGTAACGAAATAGCTAAAATAGAAAACAATTTTAACAACTTTTAAAAACTGGTTATGAAAAATATTAAAATCTATGGTGATGCTATATCGGCTAACCTTTACCTAATCACAGACTTTTTAAAACGAAGCTCTATACAATTTAGTTGGGTTAGTTCTCTAACAAATACTAATGCTATTCGCTTTGAAGATGGAACTATCATATATAACCCTACAGTTAACGAAGTAGCAGATAAATTGGGATGGGTAGCAGAGCCAAAATGTACTGAATATGATGTATCTATTTTTGGCGGTGGTGTAGCTGGTTTAAGTGCAGCTGTTTACGCAGCATCTGAGGGTTTAAGAACGGTAATAGTTGAACGTGAAACAATAGGGGGACAGGCCGGAACAAGTTCTTTAATCGAAAATTATTTAGGTTTTCCAAAAGGTATTTCGGGCGCTGAACTGGCTTTAAGGGCAAGGGAACAGGCTTTAAAATTTGGAGTTGAAATTCTATTACTAAAAGAAGGTATTAAAGGAGTTTCTAAAGATAATAATATTAACATTCAATTAGCTACAGGTGAAACAATAACCTCTAAAACTACAATCTGTGCTACAGGTGTAGAATACGCAAAATTGAACTTAGCAAACGAAAACAAGTACCTTAATAAAGGTTTGTATTATGGTGCTGGTGCAAGTGAAGCTCCATTTTGTAAACACAAAGATGTTTATGTTGTTGGAGGTGGTAATTCAGCAGGTCAGGCCGCTGTCTACTTTTCTAAATTTGCTAAACGTGTCTACATGGTAATTCGAAAAGGAAATTTATCTGAAACTATGTCAGATTATTTAGTAAAACATATTTCAACTATCACAAACATTTCAATACTATATAATTCAGAGGTTACAGACCTTAGCGGTAAAAAAGGTTTAGAAGCTATTAAAATATTTAATAGCAAAACTAATCAAACCGACTTTTTTAAAACATCTAAATTATTTGTGTGTATAGGTGGAAAACCAAATACAGATTGGGCTAAAGATACTGCAATTTGCAGGGATCGTAACGGCTATCTTTACACTGGAAACGATTTAATAGAATTAGACCAGTATAAGGAATGTTGGAAACATGACAGACAGCCTTTTCATTTAGAAACTAGTGTTGCAGGTGTGTTTGCCGCTGGTGATGTTAGATTTAATTCTGTAAAAAGAGTAGCTTCAGCAGTAGGCGAAGGGGCTATGGCAGTAACACAAATACATCAATATTTATCAAAATTGTAAAAAACATTTGCATAAGCAAATAATTTATTTATCTTAGCATTATATTTAAAAACTAAAATTATGAATGTACAGGAAATTATTAAAAGAGCTACTGCAAATGGTGGTGGCCTAACGTTTAAAGCTGATTACAGTGCGCCTAAATCTGGCTATATGGTAGCCTTAACAGGTGGTTTGGTTTGTAAAGAGTCAGAACTTGAAAAGGTTATGTTTAGGTATTTACATGACCATCATCACATTACAACAGGTGAAAATTATTACTTTGGTTTATGGTTAAAAGATGGTGTTGCTTACTTAGATGTTAGTCAAAACATTCAGGATAAAGAATACGCTGTGTTTCAAGGTATAGCCCGTGGACAAAAGAGCATTTACCATATTGATAGCAATAAAATTATTGATCTACCGACCGGACAAAAAACCGGAACTACAGAACAACAACTATCATACGCTCGTCAAAAAGCTGAACAAATATTTCAAACTCTATAGCCATGCAACTATTATTATTAATCCTAGTGCGCTGTGCCTGTGTGGCATGGTGTGCTTTAATTTTATCTTTCTTATGAAAAAGCTAAGCCCAAAATTTTATCTTATGCTTAGGAAGCTATTAATTATAGACCTTCTTTTGCAAATACCTCAGATGATAATTATTATAGCATTAATGTTTGCTATGTTATTAGGTCATTTTATTTACATTCGTTAACCTTTAAAATTTAAAGTCATGTTACAACTAACAAACTCAACAGACACATTAAAATTTGTAGCCTTTATTCAAGAGGCAATGAACTACGTTAGCTATTTAACTCCTACTAAAATAAATTCAGGTGGGTGTGGTATTTTTGCCAGAGCGTTACATAAACTATTATCAGATAATAATATTGAGTCTGAAATTATAGCTTTATACTTTGATGAAAAAAGTGATAAGGCAGAGAAAAATTTAATAGATTACGTAAATAATAACAATAAAAAAGTATTGAGTGAAGCTGGTGCCGATCACATAGTTTTAAAAGTTAATGAAATTTATGTAGATTCTACAGGTTTAGTAAATATGGCCGCTTTAATGAGTAGAAATACTGTTAAGTTAACATTAGATCAACTAAACGACATAATTGATAAAGGTGAATGGAATGAAGTATTTGATAGGGAACAAGAACCTTTTATAATTGAAAAATTACAGGAAGTTTTTAATAACTACGAAAATTATCATTTCGGTTTGTATATTAACAAACAATTAGCAGAAAGAAAAATCAGATTGTCCGATCATACTATTAAAACCGCTAAACGTTTACAAAGGGAAGCCATGAGTAGTATGTTTGGGTTTTCAGGTAATATAAATAACAACAATAATAGTCCATTTTAATTTTCACATTTTAACAAACTAACGTCATGAGAAAGATTTTCATCGTAGCAATCTACAAACTATCATCGATTCAAAAAACAGTAATCGGTACATTATCAGAACATTTAGTAGGTGATAACCACACAGTTCACCACAAAATTTGCACAGGTCTTATTATAGGATTTATGGGCGTACTTTTAAGTAAAACAGGGGATGGTGCTTGGCATGTAGTGTGCGATTGGGCTGGCTATGGTTTACACGGTGTAGGTATGTTACCATTTGTTGAGCCAGTGGCAAAAGCCTATGCCAAACGAATTAACAAAATTGATAACAAAGGGGGTAATAGTGGAGACTAATCCAATTCAAAAACAGCGCACAAAAGAAAGTGTAGAAGTAAGAGGGGTATGCGCGGCCATTCAAGCAATGGCGTACCCCTCATTTGAAGACTTAAACAAACAGTTAAATATATTTGGTTATCACCTAGTTAAAAATGCAAAATAAGATGAAAAATTTCGGTTTAATTCCAGTTAAAAATTTTGGACAGGTTAGCGATTTGGTTTTCAGATCAGCACAACCTATTTACAATTATGAATATCAGTGGCTTAAAAATGTTGTAGGTATTGACTTAATTGTCAACCTACGTGCAGAGAAAGATAGGGATGCAAAGTATGCTCCGGTGCATGGCATTGACAGTGTTACAATTCCTGTAAAGGATCATCAGGCACCAAGCTATGATAATGTAGAGGCTTTTAACCATGTTTTAATTAAAGCTATGGCAGAAAATAAAAAGGTACTCATACATTGTGAACATGGTCATGGTCGGACGTCTACATTTAGTGTTATAGCTAAAATTTTATCAGGTAGCACTTTTGATGAAGCTATTAATCAGGAAAAAGAAGAATTTAATTATACATTTAAATATCAGTCACAAATTGATTTTTTAAGTGATTACGCTAAAACTATTAACTAATGAATAAGGATATTAAAAAATCTATTGTTAGGATTGTAGTAACAGTCCTAGCTTTAGTCGGTCTAAAAATCGCGGAACACAAAGTTGAATTTGTAGAAATTGAACTATCATTAGCCATTTTGTTTTGTTGGGTATTGTTAGTTTGTTTTACATTGGTTTTAATAGCTGAGTATTTAAAATATTTGGAAGATGAAAAAGAAAGAGATTAAAGTAATAAGGATAGCTCAACCTAATGGTGGTGAAGGTATATTTAATGCGACTTATAATAATTCCCCTTATGCAGAAGACAGAATTATATTAAATCACTCTAAAGCCAGAGAGATTTTAAAACGTCATGCAAGTTTTGATGGTTATGGAAAGAAAATATTTCCTAATTATTATTGGGATGATGAGTTAAATAGTCAAATATCTGAAAGTGATTTAGAATCTTTAAAGTATCGTTTTGCATTCAATACAATAGAAAAAGTTAAAATTGGTTTTACAAAAGACGAACTAAAAGAAGCCATTAATAGGCTAGGTTTTAGAGTTTACGAATATACTGTGGATGATTATTTTCAATCCTCATATCAGACTCTTTTTAGAAATCCTATAAAAGAAGAGGATATAACAGAATTATTTATTTAAAAATTAAGAAAATGAAAAATTTAAAATTAGAATTAAAAGTAGTGGATTTTCATGGAACACATTTCGAAGATAATTGTGATTGTGCAATTTCAAAGGCGATTAAAAGACAGCTTAAAGCTGAAGAAGTGTGTGAGTGTGTGGATAATGTAACAGTAGATGGTAAACGTTTCACACATGAGTTTTACGGTTGTGATGAATTTAAAGAAGATCGATTAAAATCGGAATCTCTTTTAAATGACGAGACAGTAAGAATAATTAACCTCATTAAACTATCATAAAAATGTATTTAGACACAGAGATAAAGGGGCACAAATTAACGTGGGTAATGTGGTTAAGTATGTTTAAAGTTGGTGAAAAAAGAGAAGCCGACTACAATGACCGGAGTAAGCTTGCGGTGTCAATATCTAACAATTTCCATAAACATGGAATAGCAAAATTCAAAACCTACGTAGAAACCGTAGACAAAGTAAAACACTTATTTGTAGAACGTATAAATTAAAATAAAATGAAAAAAGAAATATTTTTGGATGCAGTTAGAAAAGAAGCTAGTGCATTAAGAGAAAATTTAACTGATTTAGAGAAATCAAAATTGGACATAAAAACTTTAGATGTTGGTAATCCAAGGTGTTGTATCTATGGACAAGCTACTGGTGATTGTCTTAGTCCTAGAGCTTTAGATTTAATGGATAAAGGTTGTATTTTTGGTATTGATGGTGGATTTCACACTAAAAATAACATCAAAAATGTAAAGTATTTTTCAGAAGAAAAAGGATATTTTAAAAATAAACGTGTTATGTATCTTGTAACTTCTCCAATTGAAAACTACATTACTTTCGAAGAAGCTAATAATGAGAATTTAATTTCCTACATTAAAGGAGAAACTAACACATTAGAATTATAAACATGAAAAGTTTTAAAGAAAAAGTACAGTCAATGACTGGAAAAGAAATTGTAATGGCTATGGTTAATGGCCTACAAAAGGAATGGGTTAAAGTAGATATGAGTACATTTGGTGACTCAAACACAGATACTTGTTTTGGCTGTGCAGCAACGAATTCTATTTGTCAGATTGAAGGTTGTTTACCTTTTAATACAGAATCTATAGTAGATAGGGATAGGAGAGCAAGTGTGTTAAATGTAGATGAAGATTTCTTATCAGATTTTGAAAATGCCATTGATTTTTTAAGAAGGGGTGACGTTTATTTATATAATGCCAGAGCTCGTAGAATAGGTATTGCAGAACTCCCATCCACTTGTGATTTACCTGATTTAGTTACTAAAAAATACAAAAGACAATTACAAGCTTACATTGATTATGCAAACACTTTATAAAAATGAGAAAACTAATTCAATCGGTTAAAGCTTTTATAGTATTAGCTTTTACCAAATTAAAACACTTTTACATTGATAGCACTGTAAAACACAAAGAGCCTGAACTATACAGTAAGGAATGGTTTATTCGTAAGTTTGAAGCTATTCCTGAAGAAGAAATTGGAAGTGGCTCAGTTCAAGAGCATTGTGCTTTATGGCATGTAGGTGTTAGAATTGATGATGTTGTAGTAAATAAAACTGATGAGTCTACTGCCTTAATAAAACTATTTGGTGGTGAAAATGGGGATCAGTGGAAATATGTTTTTAATGTTAATGATGGTTTTAATGAAAATAGTTGCTTAGGATCAACTCCTAAAGAAAGAATTTTAAACAAACTTAAATATTTACCAGATGTACAAGCTACTTAATATAACATTCAAATTGGTGCTATTTCTTACATTGGGGATAGCACCCTTATTATACTATTACAAAATTGGTATACTGACAGAAAGTCATGCACTTACACTAAGTATTTATCACTTATTGATTGGTGTTATTCCTGCTTTAGCTTATAATTTACCTAAATTTAAAACTGATGGATAATTTAATTCAAAGAGTGGTAGTTGTAGAAGCTTACATAAACCACTGTACCGGAACACAAATCACAATTAACACACAGCAATTTGTTGATGATCCTTCTAACATTGTTAAACTAAATATAGCATATAACTTTGCGGTTGAGTTTATGGCAAGAAACAATGGTGAGTATATGTTATATCCTTATCCTCCAACAGAATGAGAACAGCTTTAAACATATTTATAACTATCATAATTACGTATACCGTAGTGCAGATAGGTAAGCTTTATTCGTGGTACAATAGAGGTAAGACTAAGGGTTATACTTGGGCTTTAAATCGACACTACGTAATAGCTAAAAGAAAAGATGAGTTAACACGCTATCTATTTTATATAATGGTAGCAATTATTTTATTAATTATAAATAACAATTAAAATGGATAACATAGTAAATGTAATTGAAATTGTAGAAGAGGGTAGTACTTTTACCCTAGAGTTTAGGGTATCTAATCCCCTACGTGTAAGTTATAAAGGAAAACACTGGCCTAAAACAACTCAGTGTCTTGTTTATGCTAATGGTCGTTTAATAGGTTTTAGTGAAGTGATTAAACATGTAAATGATATTGATAATCAAAAATTAGCTAATAAATTAGCAGCAAAAAAGGCTTTTGATGTAACATATCTTAAAAATTGGAAGTCATTGAGAACTAAATTTTGGAATAAAATTTTAAATTAAATAAAGTCATGAAAAATAAAAATGAAATTTATGTAGAAATTAGTTCAAAAGCAGAGGCACAAGAATTAATAAAAATTTTAAAAGAAGCAAAAGAAGAAATTTTTAGTAGCTCAGATTTGAATGATGTTAATTTTAAAGATTGGCCTAGAATGGCATCCAAACATTATTCTGATGGAGAATGGGGTTTTTATGTAAATTTACGTGATAAAACAAAGGTAACTTTACACGAGTTAGCAGAAATTTTAGGTGTAATCAAAGAATTTAAAGTTGGAGATAAGGTTGAAATTGTTGATTTACCTGAAATAGGTAGTGAATTTGAAGGATTCTCTTTTACTTATTCTACACATGTGGCTGATGACTTAAAAATTGGGGATATAGTAACAATAACTTCAATAGGTGATAATAAAAGTATCAGAGTTGATACTATAAGTGGTAACAATTGGGTATTATCTCCATCTAGTGTTAAATTAATTAATAAAATAGTTCAAGTTAATCCAACTGTTACTCGTGAAGCTTTAGCGGAAGTTTATCCTTTAGTTTGTTCAGAATGGCAAAGTTTAATATCTTTAGCCTTAAGTGAGAAAAAGAGTTTATTCTCTAACACAATTGAAGTAGTCCCTTTATTTTTAGAAAGAGCTTACAAAGAATGGCCTACCGGAGCACACTCTGAAGAGGTAAAAGCTTGGTTAGATAAGTATTTACCTAAGCCTAAAGTTGAGGTTGAGAAAACTATAACACTTTACGGTGTAAGGAATACTAAAGAGGATACAACTTGGGCTACTACTTATAAAACTAGAGTTCTGGCTGAAGAAGCTATATATCGTAGACGTAGTACTCAATACAAAGAATCATTAGAGATTGTTAAATTAACAGGAACTTATAAAACATTTGAATAATGAATGTGAAAACAAAAGATTTAGTAGTCGGTACAAGGTACTGGTTAGATAAAATGAAAGATACTTCAGCCGTTTTTGTTAGGCATGATGTACACAACACTCAGGTGTTTAACAAACAAGAAGGTAAATGTGATTATCCTGAATGGGGTAAATGTATTTATTTTGAAAACAACAATCACGATTTTTATTCAATTGATTAGTTATGAAGGTAGACGAGAATGATTTATTGATCGATACTAGGTATTGGTTAGACTACCAAAAAGATGTTAGTGGTGTCTACGATGGAAGAGACGACAGAGCTATATATTTTAAAGATATAGAAGGTAATAATCCTTATGCATTTGATGAAGATGGTCGTGTACCATTTCCCATTTACTATGACAAACAACATAGTTTTTTAACACTTTAATTTTTAATTGATAAGAGCCTCTAGCATTAAGTTGTTAGGGGCTTTTTTACGTCCTAACTTTTATGTATATTTGCCTTATGAAAATTTGCTCATGCGAAGGGTGTACGTACCCTGTATTTAGTCATCTTTATTGCCAAAGGCATCAATCTATGCGTACTGATGGTAAGTGGCTTAGATCGTTAGAGCGTAAAGCTTCAACTATCATTAATCCGATTAGCAATAAACCTTCAAAATCAATCAAACGTACCTCAATAAAATCAAAGTTTCCTAAACCTACTGGTGAGTTACAGCTATTCAAAGAAATTTGGGAAGAACGTAAGCACGTATCAGAAATTAGTGGTCAGCCTTTAGGAGAATTTAATGTGCACATGTTTAGTCACATTTTGACTAAAGGAGCTTATAAAAAATTCAGACTTAGGAAAGATAATATTAAATTAGTTACTCCTGAAGAGCACGATCTGTGGGAATTTCACAGAGATAAGATAAAAGAAAACCCAGCTTGGGGCTGGGTCTATACTCGTTATGAGGAATTAAGATATGAATATTACAATTCTTAGTAATCCCCTGAAGCTCCACTTCCTGAAAAGTCACCTCCACCAAAGTCTGTACTTCCTGAATCGCTTGAACTGCTACCAGAGTCATAATTGTCAGAGCTAGGTGCATCGTAACTAGAGTTATCAATTGGTGTCCATTCAATACCAGTTTTAAAAGTATCTTCAATAACTTTTTGAGTAAAACTTTTTCTACACTCGTGAGTGTGTTCATACATTGGAGGAATATATTCCCCACATAATTTACAATAATTCATAATTATCTTTTTTCTATACCGTGAACTTCAAAACAGGCCACGCCTAATGTTACAACTTTTCTTAATTCATTTAAACCACCAGCTGCACCTTTTTGTGTAGATATGGCTTCAATGGCTTTATTCATATAGTGCTGCATATATGTTATGAATGCTTCAACTTCATGGTAGTTATCATGATCTTTACCACCCCACTTAGCATCTTGGTAATCTCTTTCTGAGTCTATAGCTTCATAGACCTCTTTCCTTGTATTTCTCATCTTATAACCCGTTAATTTTGTTATCAATCTCATACCAAATAGCACTAACACCAATACGATCTTCAGATGTAACTTTTGGTTTATTAGTACCTTCAGGCAAACCTTTTTCAAATTGTGAAGAGTTTTTATTAAATGCTGCATATAGCATTTCTAAATCTCTATATGATTCAACTACAATACTAATTGTAATTGGAATAAATTCCATATCTCTTTTTGATGTAACTTTCATTTTAAACTAATAAGGTTAGCACCCATAAAGAATGCTAACCGATTAAACTTATTTTTTCTCTCTCACAGCTTCATAAACAGCTTTAATTCTATCAATAGGTTCAGCTGCAACAAATTCACCAACTGATACATAACGTAATTTTTCAACCTTTAACAAGTGTGCTAAAACTTTAGCTGCTCCAACTTTGTTTAAATAGTTTAAAAGAATTTTACGTTTATCTTCTTCAGTTTGTTCCACCTTATTTTCTGGCGCTTGTGTAGCTGGCACAGTTGGTTCATCAAAAGATGCATTTGGAGTAATACCAGCTGCCGGAGTACCTGTTAATGCTTTAGAAGCCTCTACCGATTTAGGTGGATTAGCTATACCTTGAGCAGTTTTCTTTAAAACTTCAGATTGAGCTTTAGCAGGATCAATAGTTGTCGTTTTAGCGGCAGGTGGCGTTGGTTTAGGTGGTAATTGTTGTTTAGGTTTACCTGTTTGTAAGCCTTTAAACACATCAATACCAATTTCAAGGTAAGAGCAAATTTTAGTAAAGGCATCACTAGTAGCACCTTTATATGCATCACCTAAATCGAAATTTTTACTACTTTGACCAGAGTTGTCATTACCACCATAACTTTGTAATGTGATGTTGTAATCAGGAATGGTTAAAGTTGATTGTACAACTATCATTCCATCGGCACCTACACTAAGCACTTCGCTAATTAAAGTCCATTTACCAATACCAAACACACTGTTTAAACGTTCTGCAACGTAAATAGGTTTAATACTGCTTAAAAATGTTTTGGTAGGGTGTTGAGTAACAGCTTCATCTGGAAGTGGTGCAGATAATTCTGCTCTTAATTGTTCTTGAGATTTTAATACTTTTTCTTCTTGATTTTCCATTTTTTATTCTTTTATTTTTGTGTAAGTAAATGTTGCTGTAGCTGGCCAAAAACCATTAACTAGTTCTTCTTTAACGTCTATTACTAACTTTGGCATATATTCATCAGGATCAGCATCTTCAGGAAATCCTAAAAATAAAGTATTACCATCAGCAGTTGTTAAAGATTGCATAGCTTCGTTAAAGCTTTTATAGTCTTTAGTAAATGTAATAATAACATTTCCGTTTAAAATGTTTTCTAATTCTTTTAGAGAAATTTCAGTTTTTCCTTCTAAACAACTTTCTTCAAAAGTCCTAACCCATAATGACCAATCTGAATCCTCAAGTTCAATATCAAAATATAATTTATCACCACCACTTAATCTAGCATTAGATAAACTATCAGCTGACACACAGAATATGGGTTCTTTAGCTTCAGTTAAAATTTTATAAGCCTCTATACATTTTTCAGGTGTATCAACCTGTACATAAATTTCTTCTTTTTTCATGTTTTTTTTTATTTATACTACGAATATACAGTTAAATTAATTACTGTGCAAATTTATTTTATTTGAAAGTAAGCTTTTTTAAATTGAGTAGCTCTTCTATTAGTCATACTATTAGTTGTACCTTTAATACCTTCAAATGATCCACAAGATTCAAGTAATTTAACGCGACAAAGTGTTTTGTATTCCTCGATCTTGTTAGCTAATTTAATGCATTTTAAATACTGAGCCATATTAAAATCATCATTTTCATCAGCAACTTTAATATTTACATCTGAGTCAATTGGTTCAGCATAAATTTCCTGCATCAACTCTAAATTATCTTCAGTACCAACTGGTTCCGGTGTAACAGACTCAAGTATCGCATAAAACGCTTGTGCTGTTTCAATATCTCCTTCAGCTTCAGCCTCTTTCATACCTTTTAAAGCCATTTTACCAACCTTAACCTTCTCAGCAAATTCATTAACCTGTCTAAGAATCTCCTTTTGCATTTCAGGATCAGCATCAATTTCTTTTATTTTAAAATTAACACCATCAATCATTACAAGTAATAAAGCTTTGTCAACATTAGCAATCAACATTTGATATTGAATTTGCTCCATATATTGACGAGCACAACCATTAGTCCATTTAATGTAATATTGCTTATTGGTATGCTTCAATTCGATAGGCATATTTTTAGGATACAATTCACCTGTTATTGGAGAATAAGTTACACCTTTAGTGGTATAATCCAAAGATACAAACGAATTTGGATAAGCATCATTAACTAAAAAATAGTTAGCTTTAGATGCTTTCCTAACACTTACACCATTCAAACTATTATTTAAAGATTCTTGCTCATCATTGTGTACATAAGCTTCATATCTTTTAATCGTAGTAGGCTCATTTAAGTGTCCGGCCAAGGTAGTTTCTGTTATAAAGAAACTATGATGATAATTTATCAAATGATAAAAAAGTCTCTGTTTTGACTTCCAAGGATTACTACCAGTAATAACTGAAACATCACTAGCACCAATTCTGACAATTTCATCATCATTAATGCCCTCCATTTCTGATCGCATGGCAGCCCAAGCATTCATATCTGCTCCTTTGCCCCACACTATTTTTCTTGGTTTATTTTTCATGTTTAAAATTTAAGTTTGCAAATTCTTTAAAATGTTTTTTAGCAAATTTATCATACGCTTTAGCTGCTTCATGTTCTGTACTGTAATAACCTATATGCATAACTTTACCTTCTATAGTTATTCTAGCTCTCCACGGTTTAGTTACTTTGCCACTGGCAAAAACTACCCCTTTGTAAGTTGAAGTTGATTTGCTTATTCTAGCTTTAATTTTGTTCCTTGAGTTTTGCATATGATTACAAATTCGAATATTACTTCTTCTGTTATCTAATCCATTTGCATTTTCATGATCCACAATAAGATTTTTGTCATAAATATCTAATATAAATCTGCTTAAACGAATATTTTTTCCTTTAATTTTAGAAGTTGCATACCAACTCCTATTCTTATCAGGCTTAATGGCACACCACTTATGTTGTGATACTTTGTCATAATCTTTTTTATCAATCAAAGCAACCTTACCCTGAGTTAATTTTATTTCAACTGTTTCCATTATACGAATATATTTGTACTATCATCATCCCAATTGTAATTAGGCTGAATAGCACTTGACGTGCTAGTATTTTGAGCTTCGTATTCTCCACAATAATACTTTATACCTCCTATAATTTCATAGAACTTCTGAGCAGGTACGTCATAGTACAATCTAAAGGCTCCTGTGTCTCCGGCACCAAATACTTTATTTTTTTGAACTAAAAAATCTGTAGCATTGGCTGGATAGGGGGTGCCAACTGATCTTTCCATAACACCTTCAGGACAGCGCCACAATCCAAACATAGTTTGAGCAGTCCTCCAAACATTCATACCATTAGCAATCTTAGACGGATGTGGTTTACCCATATACTCAACACCTGTATCTTTGTCAGTAATTAAATCTTCTCCTTGCAAGTGCATACATATCTGAATATGCATATTCATAGAATCAGCTACATGATTTATATAATAAAGGTTTTCTAAAATATAATCAGCAATTTGCTTTTTTCTTTCTTCATCATCTTTGGCCACCATGTTGTGAGGGTCAATCAATAAAATATCAATTGGTTCACCATACTCTTTGGCTGCTCTAAATATTTGTGAAAACATTTCTTCAGTAGTAAATCTAATTTTATCTTTACCAACAACTTTAGGCGCTAAAAGAATAAAATGTTTATCAATAAAAGCTAATGCTTCCATCCACTCTTCATCTGTAGCTTCTTGTTTAAATGCACCATGAAGCTTTTTACCAAGATATACCTGAACTAAATAAGATACTAAATAATTTCTACCTCCGGCTTCTGGTGAGTAAATAGCAAACACAGCACCATATTTACGGGCTATATACATATAAATGTCAAATACAAAAGATGTTTTACCCATAAAAGGGTGGCTGTAGAGAAAACTTGTGAATCCTTTTTTAAGTGAAAGATACGGTTTAGCTGACTCAAATCCTATATCATAACCACCTTCGAAAACTATATTTCTACTTTCAAGTACTTCATTCTGAAATTCGGACACTCTGTAGTATGATTTAGGTGTAAGTTCTTTCTTTTTTTCCATACTATTTTAATGGATTTATAGCACCCATAACGTTTTTAAACTTATTAATTTGATTTTTTTGTGCAAACTGTGTATTTAGTCTTGCAAAGGTTGCTAATCTACCACCTATCTTAAAAACTTTTTCCTCTTGAAACTTAAACTTTCCAGTTGGTTCAAGCCTAGTCCAAACACTCAAAAAAGCATTCAACATTTCATTCGTGTATTTATTTTTAGCTTTAAAGTTCCAAGCATAAACATCCCTTCTAAATTTTTCAAAAATTTCTTTACGATCAGCTAAAGCCTTATCTTTAAACAAAGCAATCACTTGTTGCGTTGCATCACCTATATTTAACTTATTTAACGAAAAAGCTAAAAAAATTGAATTGATTTTCTCTTCCATAGTTTAAAGAATTTTAGTTAATTTTAAAAATCCGTAACCAACAACTAACACATAGATTAGCAATCCTAAAATTTGCAATTGAGCCTCCATAATTATTGATGATTAATATATAAATTCTCAGGATTAAAATACATCACACAAGATGGATAATAATCATTAGTATTATCAGTACCAATTTCCATTATTACTTTACCAGTTAGTATGTCTGTAAAAATGTAAATATCACACCTTCTATTCCATCCATCATCTTCCTCTTCGTACCTATCTTTATGTGTAATATCAACTTCATGTGGCGCAAATGTATTTTTTAACTTCACTTTATCACTAACTTCTACTATATCACCAGAGTATGATCTATAACCGTCACTTGGGTCTTCAATAGCCATATAAGTTTTACCATCAAGAACAAATGATATTGATTCAGCATCCCTATCCCAATAATCATCTTCAGATTTGGGTACAACACCCATTTCAACACCAGATAATATGTGTCTACCTAATAAATTTTTCATATTATTTTGTTTTTAATTTATTGTAAAAATGATCAATTGCTACACCATCACGTTGTTGATTTTGCATTACAAGCTGAAGACCAAAAATAATGGCCGAAGCGTGATCTTCAGACTTGTCCCCAGCTTCTAATGATGCTAAGTGACGATGAATACTTTCAAAGCTTGACTTGTCAGGTTGACCCAATTCAAAGTTACCTTCACCATATTTTTCAGCACCAAGCAACATGTGATAACCAAAACGTTGTCGTGTATATGGTAATAAATCAGCTACACGAGGTTTACCTACATTACTATCTCTTACAGAGCCTGTTTCGAAAGAACGTTGAGTTGATTTTGTTATTTTTTCACTAACACCAAGTATCTCAGCCAACTCTTCAATTGAAACTTCTTTTAATGATAATCTAGGCTTATAACTCCAATCTTTACTATAGGCTACAGAGAATCCAGATGAACCATAAGGTTCACCTCTAAATATACAGCTACTAGGCCATATTGATTCACCAGATTGTTTTAAGATAGATACAACTCTTTCACAATCTTCTTTAGTTTTAGGGGCTACATAAATTTCTTCTTTTTTCATATTTTAATCTTTAATGTCCAAATATATAATTATTTCTAATACAACGTAGTATATTTACCTTTTATGATGTTAATGTGACTGATTTTACCATTAGGATACATAAGAATATTAGTATTCATCCAAGAGGTAGCACCATTATTGTACCCCACACGTATTTCAGTCAATGTACCTACAGAGGCATGACCCTCAACCCTAATAGGTGAGTGAGTGTGTCCGGTTATGGTTTTAGTATTTAAGTTTTTAAACTGAATAGCTGTACCCCTAGAACCATTAGCGCCTAAGTGACCATGTATACCAGTTTCCCAACCTAAAATTCTGTGTGAATCGTTAATACCTAAAGCTTTTACATTTTTACAACGATCTTCAAGAACATAAGGAATCACTCCTTTTGGCGCGACACCAGTAGCAGTGGCCATAGCAAAGAATAAAAATGCTTCACGATTAGGATTTTTTCTCCAATCAACATTAATAAGCCACCTATCAAGAAAGTCATCGTGATTTGAACGTACTGCTATAAAGTTTAAATTCTTATGCTCGTTAAAGAACTGAACTATGTTTTCAATTTCATTCATTAAATTGCCAGTACCATTACGTTCATTTTCAAGTTGAAGAAATGGATTGTTTATTTCATGGTGAGAGACACTTTTCCCATCAAAAATATCGTGCACAATAACTTCCTTAACATTAAAATCTTCAGCCATATCTACAGATACTTGTAGTGCACGTTCATTGTGGTGTCCGTAGTGAACATCGCCCCAAACAATAGCAGGGCACTGTGCTTCATAAGACACAACAAAACCATCAGCTACATGACTTTTAAGGTCATAAAAACTACCATCTTCTGTAGCCTGTATCTGTCTTACGTGAAATATATCTCCATCTAGTTCAACTATCACAAAACCGAATTGATGATTAAAAGCACCTTTCGCTCCGGCTTTAGTGTCGGTGTAGTTTGGATAAGTTAAGGCACCAGTAGTTAGTAGTAATTTATTAGGATAACCATCCAGTACAGGTAAAGAGGCCATGTGTACAGCTGGGTGTCCAATAATACAACTTTCTAAAGAGCTTAGACCATTTAAACCACTTAGCGGTGTTGATGCTGTAGGTTGTATTTTAAGATCAGCAAATATAGATAGATATTGGTGAATGTTTTGACGGTTAGCATCTAAATAAGGTTCAACAGAAGTGTCCCAAAAACTTTTATTTCTTTCTTTATTCTCCTGTTTTTCTGAAGCTTCTAAAGATGTAGGGTTTTTGTAACGGCCAGCTATAACGTGTATCTCTGCATCTATAGCTTCAGCATAAGCTTCGATATTATTTAAAAAATCTTGGTTAACTGGTGTTTCAGCTTGTGCCCAAGTAATAATGAAACGTTTTTTGGATGGATCAAACTCGCGTTTTTGAGCAGCTTTAAAAACCGGATTGTCTTCGAGTTTTACGGTGTTATTAGTTATTTCAGCTTTTTGTAAAATATGTCTGTAGTGTCTTCCTACAGTTTCTCTATACTGCAAGTCAAAGTGGTTACACATTTCACGTGCAGCCACCGTAACTTCAGAGCCTTTTTTAACTAAATCAATGACGAATTGGATATTCGCCTTTTTATAGTAGGGATTCCTACTTTCTGATTTTTTGCCCATAATAAAATTTTACTTTGGGCAAATATACTAAAATTAATTAATACTAAACAAATTAAATATTAATTATTAACAGGAGCATCACCTGTTGCTGGATCGGTAGGGGTAGGACTTGTGTTTAAAAATTTAGAATAGTCAAAAGAGGCTAATCCAAAGAAAGCTACAGTAAGTCCAGCCATTATAGTCATAGGCTCTGTTAGAGCTAAGAATCCAAATGTTATAGCAAATGCTAAACTGATAAACCCACCTACTCTTTTAGAGCTATAAGTGAGTCCATCTGGATTAGAAAGAATGTCAAATATTATTTTTGGTAGTTTCATTATAAATTTACATATTTAAGACCATTTGCATCAACAAATGTATCACCTTTATTCCATTTTGCTAAACAAGTTTGCCAAGTATTACCTAAAGTAAGTTCTACATGTGGGTAATCTTTAAATGATTTCCAATCACCTCCCCAAACAAAACCATGTTTCTTAAAAATATCGGCCACTAGTTTCCAGTTTTTGTCTACAACCCAACTATCTTTGCCATTTATAATTAACATAAAGTCTAGTGCTAAACCATAATTGTGTAGGCTTTGGCCAGCTTTAGCATTTGATACTTTTTCATCAGGCTCATCAATCTTACCATCACCATCATTATCTTTACCGTCTCTAGGTTGATTATAAAGGGCTGTAGAACGTTCAAAAGAACGGTAAGTTTCAGTTATAAAGGGGTGTACACCTTTAGGAGTCTTAGCTACAGCCTCATTGTAAGCTGCTAAAGCTTTTAACCTTATTAAGGGGTGTAGTTGTGATATTCTGTTAATTGAAGTTTGTTCCATATCTTAATTATTTAATTTATTACCAAGTTACCTCAACCGCTGATCTTATCCATGTATTAGCAGCTGTACATTCGTATCGGTATCCACCTGTAATTATTGTTTGACCTTTTATTCCTGCTCCTGTTGGAGTTGGAGCTGTACCTCCAATAGCTGGTAAAGTTGCTAATACACTATTATACTCAGGAAGATATGTATTTACATTAGTTGTTAGAGTATTTGATTGTAGTGTATTTAAAAATCCTGATTCAGAATAAGCGCTATAAGGTTGTATGGCACCATTAGTTAAAAGCTGTAAACCTATAAATGTATTACCTCCTGATAACTTAGCAAAAGTACTTAATGACCATTGCTTAGTTATGTAGCTAAAAGCTGTTTTATTGGCAGAATAATCATCTATATCACCTAAACCTCTATTAAATAACTGATCTAGTATAGTTATACCTGTACTAGAATTTAAAGTCATACTCATTCCTCCACCAGAAGTTCCTATACCAAGAGAAGCTGTATTGGAATTATCGTCAAAATTTTTACCAATTGTTAAATTAGAGGTTCTTGTAGTAGTTGGATTGGTGTATACAATTTGAGCACCTGCGGTAGAAAATAAATCTATGGAAGCATTTGTTGTAGCCCAACTACCATTGCCACCTAGTCTAAAATCTTTACCTACTTTAGTTATACCATTAGAACTAGTAAAATTAATAGAGTTATCTAACATTTGTTTAGTTATATAACTAAAAGCTGTCTTATTAGCCGAATAGTCTTGAGCATCACCTAAACCTACTCCAAATACTGTGTCTTCTATTAGAGCACCTAAAGTAATTGAAGTAGTTAAACCTACAAAATCAAAACCTCCTACATTACTACCAAATGATGTAGCTGTATTAGATAAATAAATTCTACCTTTATTAGACCCTCCAATTATAAGATCATAGGTATCAGTATCAATAGTAGTGTCTCTATCTAAAGCACCCCCTAATACAAAATCTCCTGATGGTATATCAATTGATAAACCGTTTTTAACTGATTGACTGCTACCTCCACCAGTAGCACTAGTGCCTGTATCAACTAATCCAATCCACCAGTTACCGTTTATACCAATGTAAGGTGTTAAACCATCTGCACCATCGTCACCTTTGGCTCCGGCTACTCCTACATTGTAACTTTTAACAACATTAACATCTTTTATATGACAGCTGCAACCGTTTGGATTATTTTTACACATTTTTACTTAATTTTAAAATTTTTGAATACAAGTTCCTAACATCAACATCAGACATAAAATTACTGTATTCTTCATTAGTGAATTTACTTTGCTCCCAAGTGTTAACCAATAGATTTCTAATATAACAAATTGTACGGGTAGCATTTAACTTCTTTACTGAAAAAGGCTTACCTAAATCAATAGAACGTGAGTAAGTTTTAACACATTTTAATGTTAAAGGTCTTACTATATTGATAATTTCATTAAACTCTTCTTTTGTTAGTACGTTCATGTTATTTTAAGGTAATGGTAAAGGTGATGGTGGTGATTGTAAGATTATTTGAGAATCGTCAGAACAACTACACCCATTTGATAGTAATTTTGAAGCTGTACTATAGTCTTTTTCGGTAAAGGCAATTTCTGCAAATTCCTTTAAACCTAATAATTCTAGGTCTTTACAATTAACGTCACAGCAAAGCGCGTATCTACTAGCTTGTTTAGATAATTTATAAGAAATTTGTGTAGTGTTTAACACTTTTAAATTCGATCTATAGGCGGGTAAAAATGAAGTAGCATCTTCTAAAATATCTTCTACCAATACTAAATTAGATAATGTTGTTCTAGTTTTATCAATATTGTAAACTGAAGAACCAACGATAATACTATCATAAATCTTATAGTCTACTGAATTACCAGTCATATTTATAGATATTTCTCCTTTAGTTATGGTGGCAGTAACAGCTGAACCCACAGCCACATAGTAATCTACATTCAACACACCATCTTCAAAAGGTAGAAATCCATCTAATACATCTTGTCCTAAAGAAATAGAACTGACTGTAAAAGGTACATGATTAACCTTATCTGTTTTATCTTGTAAAGTTGTAAAATCTTGTTTAAATATTTCGACTTCATCAAGTTGGGATAAAGTCAACCTGATAAGTTGTATTTGGCCGAGTGATGGGTTAGCACCACCATAAACAGAATCATCCCTTAAGGTTAAAAGAGAACCTGTTTTATCGAAGCCTAATGAGGTTATAATTGGAAAAGCCATTCTTTATTGTTTTACACAAAGATAGCTTTAAAATAAGTTTTATTTACGCGAAGGTTCCTTTGCCCACAATACTAAATCACCTACTGTACCCCATTTGATGCCGTTTTTAGTAGACCAAATAGCGTAAGTTGTTTTTGAACTTTTTGTTATTTTAGTGTTAGGGTTTTGAAATACCATTCTAATATCTAAATCTGGATTTTGTTTTACAACTAACAACATTTTTTTTCTAGTTGCAGCATCCATATACCCCTTCAGTTCACATATAATACCATTCTCTAAAATTATATCAGGAGTATATTTATGTGGAGTAGCTGGTATTTCATATTTCAATACAACACTTTCGTAAGTATGATTTATTTTAGCTAAATTTAACCCTTCTATAACAACATCCTCAAATTCCGATCTGTGGAGTAAAATGTTTTTCTTTTTCTTTCTAATTGCCATAAAATAAAAATACAGCACTCTTTTGGAATGCTGTTCAAAGTTACTAATAAATTAAAGCTTATTTTAATCTACTTTTTTAAGTTTCTTATTAGCTTTTTCTACAACTTCTTTTTCAGTATCAGGAGCTACAGGTGCTGGTTTTGGTTTTATGAAAACTCCTACTGCTTGAGCCACTTGTGCAGCTTCTTCTAATTTAAAGGCTCCACGACTTTGAGCCACTTGTGCAGCTTCTACTAAAATTTGCAATGCTACTTGTTCATTCATCTTCTTTTCTCTTATTTTATTTATACAAATATACAAAAAATTATTTTAATGTACTACTTTTAGTAAATCACCTGTTCGATAAAATTGTCCTGCTACTAACCCACCTGTTAATGCTGCTGCATTATCTGCATATTCATCAACAGCCAACACACCTAAAGTACCATCTGCTGCTGCTGCTACTGGCCTAGTTCCTGTGCCTGATAAAGAAACTGTTTTAACCGAACCTCCTTCTGGATTAAGACTTAATGGCTTTACAGTAACACCATCTCCTTGATAAGCTTGAATGCCAGAAATAAGGTCAGATATGTCAAATGAAAGAACATTGTCTGACTCGGGGTTTTTTAAAGTAAGATTTCCGTTAACTATGCCACTGCTGAAAGACCCCCAAGTCCCATCTGTGTGTATATAAAAAAGTTCTTGACCTGAACCTGCTGCTCTATAAGATATGTTTTGAAACATTCTAAAAAATGTTTCCCCTCCTATTTGACCAATAGTTAATAGCCTTTGATCCCCACTTAAAGATTTATTGGCTAATATCAAAACACCACCTGCATCAAGATTAGATGGAGAAGCACCTAATGATGGGAAAACCAAGGCTGTTCCGTCTGTTTCAAAATTACCTAAAGCAGTAAAATCTCCATTTGAACCAAACGAAAAAATTGATGCTGAGTCAGATGCGTTTCTTATTACAAACGCATCTTTAAATAGCCTCATAAAAGCATTATTATTTCTTTGTCCTAGTGTAATGATTCTAGTCTCTGGATTTACAACACCTTCTTGTATGTAAGAATTATTATTTAATGTTAATAAAGTTCCTGTATCAGAATTTATAGGATTAGTACCTAGTGATTTTGCAGATGATATACCTTCTGAAATTATTAAGTTTTCTGATATTAGTTCTTTTGTATCACTTGAAAATGTAATTCCTGCTTTTTTAAACACAGATGGAATACTTTTACCAGTCAATAATCTATTATCTTCTCTAAATAGGTATTGAAAGTTATCTACAACAAACTGAGCAGCTAAAATATTGCCTGCTGAGTTCATGTGCGTTTCATCAAACATTAGTGAAGGGGGAGGTACATCCCTACTATGAGCTAACACATCAGCAGGCAAAGATGGATTGTATTGTGATATAATAAAATCTCTAACATTTAAATAGTGATCACCAAATTCTACTTCTAAAGCTGCATTTAAAGCTAATATAGTATTATAATCAGCAGTTCCTTGGTATTGGGTTGGTATATCAGAATTAAAAACACTCAAAACAATATAATTGTTATGATCTAATAAATCAACCATGCTTCTTATATCTGATACTATTGTAGATATCTGATTAAAATTATTCTTTCCACTCCATATCAATACAGCATTATCCCTTTGGGAAGTATTAGCTATAAATTGATTTTTAATATAAGTAGAGGTTTGCCCAGGGAATCCATTGTTGGCTGTATAAATCCCACTATTATTAGTTAATGCATTTGGGAACCTTAGTATGGTTACATCTCCTACACCACCAATGAAACTGTCCCCCCATGCTGCTATTCTTAAGTACTTTTCAAGAGAATTACCACTTGCAGATAAAAGCCCAACATTCCCCGCCTGCACATAGTCTTCTGGGTCTGTAATTGTGAATAATTCTGATCCTGTTAATCCTCTATGTAATACATCATCTTTTATAGTAATTGGATTATTTCCTTGTAAGAACGATATAGACTGTTCTAAACTATTCCTAATTTTTTTTAGATTAAGATTATCTCCACCAAATCCAAATGAAGTATTGCCAGATCCATCACCATTCGTAGCTTGACCTGCAATTCCTCCATTAGGTATTAGTGCAAATACAGTCCCATTATTAACATCTGCTATAATAGTAGGTTCAGTTATAATACCACCTAATTTTACATTATCACCAGTACGAGTTAGTCCATTATTGAATGTTAAATTACTTCCTACACCAAAAGTATCTAATGCCCATTTTTTAGTAATAAGAGAGTTATCTGTCCAATTAGCTGAAAAATCTTCATCATTTTCTAAACCTTTAAATCCTATAGTATCAATCACTTTCATGACACCAGTTGTACCTATTGGAGCGTTTGTTAATGTAATACTTCTTCCTTTTAGATTAACATCTTGAGCAGCTATTGAAACTTGACTTACTGACAAGTTAGGTACATCTTGTACCAATACTGAAGCATTACGTCCACTTAACTTACCATTACCTAATACACCTAGAGTAAATGTATCAGTACTACCTGCAAATGCAATAAATGGTTTATCACTATTAGTAATATTACCTATAATAAAAGCTGTACCATCATTGCCAAAACTATAGTCTCCACCTATTTGTACATCACCACTAGTGAGATCAACATGAAGTCCTTGAGAGGCTGTAACAGAGCCAATATCCCCTTTGTCCCCCTTATCTCCTTTCTGTAATATTATAGAAACAGGTTTATCAAAAATATCCCCATCACCACAATTACAAGAATCTTTACAACCACACTTTTTAGTGTTGTACTCTACTGTTGTATTTTTCTTTTTAAACATTATTTTTTAAGAATAAATTTTCTATAAGACCAAACTCCACCAACGATTAAAATTATTAAACCAATCGCTATAAATATTATGGTTAAAGGCTTAATAGTAGAAATAATATCTTTTGAAGAATTTATATGTTCATAGCCTACAGTAGAATTGCTGTCTACTTTACCTGATTTTACTTCTAATTTTTTACTTCCGGTATCTACTTTAGAGGTATTTTCTTGATAATTTCTTTTTATCTGTAATTCTTCAAAAGGTACTGTTCTACTAACACCTCTGCCAGTAGAAACTTTTGCCATTAATTCATTTGTTTTTTTATTTTGAAAAATGGATACACTCACACCATTGTTGTTCACATCCACCAATTTAATAGCTGTGTCCCCTTTTAATGAACTGGAAGTGTCTAATCTAAAGGTCGCACTTAATTCAATGGGAGCTAATTCATTAGAACCTTTTCTATAAGTTATTTCCTCTGATAAGACTTTCGAAGTTGTTTCTGACAATCCACTTTTTTCTAAAAGTGCAGAATCTTTAAATTCTTTTTTAACTGCTGTGTTACTGTTGTACTCAACTTGATCCAGTTTTTTATTAACTGTTCTAGTTTTAAATAAACTACAGCTGTGTAAAAATACTAGTGTAAATACAAGTAGTGCTGTTATAATTGAACGTTTCATTATTTCTTTGGTTTAATAGTAATCGTACCTCTATTAGATTTAATATCTAAAATTTCCTTTAATTCTTCAAAGCTTTTCGAGTTGTCAATAATTCTAAGACCTTGTAAACTATCACTTTTTGCATTTGCTTTTGCTAAAGCTTTGAGTAAATCTTTCTCACGTTGGTTACTTATATCTTTTTCTTCTTTTCTAACTTTTTCTATATCTTGTACGCGCAGATTTTGCAAAACGGCAACATAACTACTAAGCATGAGCAAACCAGCCCAAACGCCCCTTATTACCCATTTTACAAATCCATTGTTTTCATTTGTAGTTGCCATTAAGATTCCTATATTTTATACCTACAAAAGTAGTGTTAATTAGGAATTAATTTTTGTTAAGGTATGCCTACTTTTTAGTAGACTTACCTCCTTGACCATTACGTCCTCTGTTAGTTTTTTGTGATTCTGATACGAGATTACCTTTCTTAGTGTGACTCATATCTTTTTTATCACCAACTTTTGTTTTACCAGCTGCTTGAGATTTGCGATTAGCTGCATTAAGGCTTTCACGATAATTAACTCTAGCAGGTGATTTCTGATACTCAGAGTCATATTTTTTCTTAGCTGCTATTTGAGCAGCAGTTTTACCTTTATAAGATGGATGCTTTCCGGCATTCCTATTTCTTTTATTTATATCTATGGCCATAACTATTTATTTTGATAATCTACTCTTGTTTTTCTCTCATTTGCTTTAGCTTTTAAAGCTTCTACAGCGGTTTCTTTCAAAGCTTCACCTTCTTCACCCATAGATTGTAGTGTCAATTGTTCGGCCATTTTATCAGCAACATTTCTAATAACCTTCTCGTATTCTTCTTTAGTAAGTCTATTTTTATATTTTTCAAAAGGGTACTTACTTTTTATTTCATTTAAAGATTTATCTCTTTGTTGAAAATAAGTAACTTGTTGTTCAGGATTCAAATCATAGTCTTGTTTCAAAGTTGTTATTTTATCTACAATACCTGCATCCCTAATAGCTTTATCTAAATCTTTTGTTTTTTCACCACCTCTATCTTGTTTAACAAGTTCTTTTGTAATTCTGGTAGCAATACGTCTCATATTACCAACTTCTTGAGTAGTTGCACCAAACATACTAACACTTGCTGAAAGAGCAGAAGCATAGTTTATAAATCTATCATATTTAGGTACACCGTACTGCGCTTTTCCCTCTTCAGTTAATCTTTGCTCATCAACTACAATATCGTTGAGTTCCGCGTTTAAAACGCCATAACGTTTAAGAATAAAATCCTTATCGGTCTGAGTAGCTGCTGAAAAAGCTTTAAAAGCATCAACACCTCTTATTATAGGCAATCCAGCTGATCCTAGCGGTAAAAGACCTACTTTTAAGGCATTTGGTGTCATAGTTCTACCTAGCTCTGCATCCTTAGCTTCTTTATCAGTGTAAATAGCTTCTGTAGTCAAATCAATAACAGGGTTAAAAATTAATTCTAAGCTTGCACCACCTATACCACCGTATAAAAAGTCTCTTAAAAGATTTTGAGTTCCAGAAACTTCTGCTTTGGTTAAAGCCACATCTGTTTCTTTTGTAACAGTCTGATTTAATTTTTTCTTTTTATTTTCATCATCTACCATAGAAGAAATAACACCTTGAATGGCGGCACCGGAACCTACTATACTTGCATATTTTAATCCTTGGGATACTTTATTGAAAGCGTATATACCAGCTAAATTACCCATCATATTTCTAAGAGCATGACCTTTCGAAACACCATCTTGAGAACTTAAAGCTCTGTTAGTATTTGATATAAGTTCCATTTTACTATTGATAGCAAATGAAGAGAATAAAAGATAAGTTTTAACTAAACTATTTTTACTGAATTTACTTTTCATTGTAGCATCAGACTCATTCAATGTAACAGAAGTCATATGATTAGCGTAGTCCATAGCTTTTCTATCTACGTTTGTAGGACTTAAGTCTACACCAGCTTCGTTATTTTTCTTTTGATAATCTATATAAAAACTTAACCAACCTATTTTAGCAGTTAATTTATCTACGCTTGCTAAAGGTTTTAAAGATAATTCTGTACCTCTGTCAATAGTTTTTTCAACACCCTCGCCTAAACTTCTTAGTAATGTTCTACTATTTGTACCATCAAACTGTCTTTGTTTTATATTACCTTGAGGCAACTCACTATATATAGCATCCCTCCATTTAACATTAGATTGATCTATAAGTGCAACTGCATCTTTAGTATTCCCAGCTAAGTGTGATAAAGCTTGAACAAAGGCAGTATTAGTTTTCAAGCCAATATTTACAACCTCAACAAATTGTTTAGGGGCTGCAAATAAACCACCTAATGTTTGAGCTATACCTAACTTAGCAGCGGTTCTCCAAGTTCTTTTTAAAGTTTCAGGATTACTTTTGCCGTACTGCATAGCAGCAACAGTTTCAAAAACTTTTTGTTCAGCTAAAGCACTGTAAGTTTCAAACAGTCCAGTATCTGAAAATTTTTCAACAACAGGTGAAGATTTAAGGTCTAAAGCATTTTTAATATAAACTCTATCTGATCCTGTAAAAGCATCATAAGACATAATAGATAAATTCGGTAAAAAATTATCCATAAAATTACCATTCAAAACAGATTCACTAGGTAATTGATTACCTTTTAACTGTCTTGTTTTACCTGATCCTGATTTAGCAGTGTTTATACTAGAAAATGATTGACTGCCATAAGGATCAATACCTGCTGCTTGTCCTGATAATGCCTCTAATTGATTGGTGTTACCACCTAAAAAATCATATTTCCTAGTGGTATAATTTTGCCAATCAGCTTCAATATCAATATTACTATTAACACGAGCATTAAAAAAGAAATCATCTTTTATACTATCATGACTTTCTCTAGAAAGTTTATAAAATTCTTTGTGGCCTTGATCGAATAAACCAAATAAATCGCGAGAACTTATTTTAGGTTCAACACTTACAACAACACCTTTATCATTTCTTTCAACATTACCTATAATAGGTTCTAGAGCTTTTTCTAAATTTTTAATATAGTTTTCATTTTCAGCTTTAAAACTTGAATTCTGTTCAGCTCTTAATTTTAAACGCTCCAAAGTATTTTGCCAAGCGGCTAATCTATTGCCATATTCGGCAGTTATTTGTTCTGGTGTCCAAGAATTTCTGTATTGAACAACATCCGCATAAATACCTAATTGAATATTTTTTACAACATTTTTAAAATCTTTAGAATATTTTTTATTTAAACTAACTAATTTTTGTCTTACTCCATCTACAAATTTATAATGTTTATTATTAGTATTAAATACTAAATCAGAAAGACCTGTTACATTTTCAATTTCAGGTATTTTCATCTGATTTTTAAGTCTTAAATCTTTACGTTGACTACCAGAACCAAATTCATCAAATTGTTTTTGTAACCAAACTTTAGGTACAAGAATTGCTTTTTGAATAGTGCCTATTAAATTTTCATCTAAAGATTTTTTATAAACTTCATTTTTAGCAACTATATCACCTAATCCAGTCACGCTACCATAATTAACTAAATTAGTCAATCCGGCTACTAAGCTAGGTAAATTTGAGTCTTTAACTCCGTCAATGTCTATATTTTTAACTTTGTCATTAATAAAATCAATTTCTCTTTTAGTAAAATCCACATTGCCATTTTCATCAATAACAGTCAAATCAATATCTTCAACCATATCTTTTAAAACCTTGGCTGTTTCTCTATAGGCATCAACCAATTTAGGTTTAGCATCTTCTAAGGTTTTTGTTAATTTTTCTAAAAGCGCATCAGGATCGCCTGAGTAGAGATTATCTATTACAGAAGTATCTACACCCATTTCATCTAATCTCTCTTTTACAGCCTCTATTCTTGCTTCTTTATACTCTTTGGTTAATTTTTCAGCATCAGAAAGTATTTTTTGTGCATTTTTATATGCATCACTTACTTTAGCCAAATCACTACCATTTCTAAGTTCAAGTGTTGGACTTTCTAAAAGTTTAGCTATTTCTGAAGTAGATTTAACTAAATCATCTATGTTGTTTATATATTTTGGATTAATCGAAATAATTTCCCTTAATTTAGTTTTTAAATCAGCCGGAATATTTTTATTTAAAAGAGATTTAATTTTTCTTTTATTTTTACTAACCTCATCTAATTTATCTAAATATCTAGCATCACCTACTACTTTAAGTAGTTTTTTACCAAAATTTTGTAATGTAGCTAAAGTATTGGCTTTAGATAACTCAGTTACTAATCTTTGGTGAGTACTATTGCTAATTTTATCTTTACCGTTAGATGTTAAAAGATTATTAAGTATTTTACCCAATTCTTTGTTTGCTGTTTTAACACTTTCTCTTGTATCTTTAACACCTTTTTTTATACCTTCTCCAATACCACTAGACAATGTTTTTAAATGTTGCACTAAAGCATCACGATTAGATATTGTGGTTGTACCTGTTATTTTACCCTCTGTTTTTGCTTTAACAACTTCTTTAATAGGAGCTTGTGTTGAAGTTTTTTGGGCTTCTACACTGGCTTCAACTCCCCCTTTTACAGCTCTATTAAATGCTTCTTCTGTAAATTTGTTTTTAACTCCTATAAAATCTTGAAAATCTTTAACGGTTTTAATAGTACCACCATCATAAACTTTTTTAGCATAATCTACTAAAGGTTTAATATCAGTTTCAGCATTAGCTTTTTTAGCTAAATCTTGCATGTTAACTAAAATTTCTCCCTGTCTTTCTTTAGCACGTACGAAATCTGGATTAGTCGCTTCATATTCTTTAGCAGAATCTACAGCTTTATAATAAATATCATCTATTTCTTTAGAATGTTTTAAACCTAAAGCTGTAGATAAAGCTTTGGCAGATTTAATTGTACCATCAGCTATACTTAAAACAGCATATTCTAATAAAGCTTTTACACTCTCAGGGTTGAAGCCTGATGTAGCAGTTCTTCTGGATTCTTTTATACCAGCTAACAATCTTTGTTTAACAACTTCTTTGTAGTCAGTAATACCTTGTTCTCCACCTTTAAAAGCTTCTAAAATATTTTTAGGCGCAACAACTGGTGCCCCTGATTGTTCAGCAACTATTTTGTTTAATTCATATTGATCTTGTTGTATGTTTGCTTCAGCTTCTTGTTTTTGAACTTCTAACTCAGATTTAGCAACAGGATCATTAGAAATTTTAGCAGTTTGTTCAGTTTGCTCTATAACTTGTTCTGATTCTTTAATACGATCAGCAATTTCTGTTTTTTGTACTTCCGTAGGGTTATATAAGCGATAAACTTGTTCAACCTTTGCTTCTAGTTGAGATTTAACTTCATTAGGTAAATCAGAACTACGTATGCCCTCAATAAATTTACTAGGGTCTTTTGATATATTGGCAGTTAATTCTTTAATATCAGCTGCATTTTGCAATGCAACTTGACTTAAGTGTTGTTGATTTTTAGTAGCCTCATCTTTTGCATCAATAGCTTTAACACCAAGCTCTACAGATTCAGCTCGTAAGTCATCTGCTGATTTGTTTAATTTGAAAATAGCATCAATCTGATCGGGAGTAGCTTTGATAAAGTTTGCAATTTTATTTTGTTTATTTCTTTCTGCTATATCTTTTGAGACCTTAGCATCTAATGCAATTTTATTACCAATTGCTTTACCAACAGCCGGAGCCTCGAAAGCAAACCCTGTACCAAATTGTACAGCAGCATCCCTCCAATTTATAGGTTGGCCATTTAACAAATTATCACCAACTGAAGTAGCCCCAAAAGTTGATCCTACACCAATAGCTTGAAATAATTTTTGAGTTACTTCTCCACCTTTTAAATAACCTTTTTCAAATAATTTTTGAGTTACGCCTTTACCAAGCATCATTTGAGCTTCTATTGTGTAACCTTCTACAGCACCTTTAAGTCCTTCTTTACCAGCAGCAACCAAAGATTCGCCTGTTGTAGCTCCTTCATTTCTTGAAGTACCATAACCTGACAATGCTTTAGAAGCAGTTAAGAATTTAACTAAACTTGAAAAATATTGAGGTGTCGCTGCTGCTATACTTTCTCCACCAGTGGCTGTTGTAGCCATAATTAAAGGAACAGCTGATACAACACCATGACCTACATCTAATAATCCTCTACCTAAATCTGAAGATACTGTACCATCACCCAATGAATTTGCGCGTACTGTTAATGATCTTTCTCCATCACGTCTAGCATTTTCTGCAAGATTATCAAACAAACCACCTTTTTGAGAAGTATATTTTTTACCAGTTACACCAGTATAAATATCTCCTATTACATCATCAACAAAAGTTGTAGCACCAGCTAAAGGCTCATAAATAAATTTACCAAAACCTTCTGACAAAGTTGATATACCAGCAGCATCAGCAAATTTAGTTAAACTATCACGACCTGCATCACCCTCTGAAATTTGTGCTTCATTAGCTAAATGTTCATTGAGAGTTGGTAACTTCACATTAGGATTGGCAGCTTGATAAGTTGCTAAGGCATTTTGTAATTGATTTTCTGATAAACTATATTTATTTGGATTACTGAAAACAGGTAACTTAACATCAGGATTCGCAGAACTGTAAACACTAGATGCGTTTTGTAATTGTTCTTGAGATAATTGAAATTTTTCAGGTTTTTTCGCAGTAATCTGCACTTCATCTAACTGAGTAGCCGGAATGGTTTGTTCAATAAAATCAGGTGTAGGAAATCCAAAAGGATTATTATTAACACCTTGTTCAGGAAGTTTACCTTCAGGATATTGACTTAAGTCTACTTTTGGCTCTTCAGTTTTAGTAAATTCAGGAAATTTAGCATTTACCTCAGAAAGGTTTTTATACTTACCACTATTCGCTGTAGCTACGTAATCACGTAAAAGTTCCTTATCATAAGAATGAAGTTCAGGAAACTTACCATAAACTTCATCCAAATTTTTATACTTACCACTATTCGCTGTAGCTACGTAATCTCTTAATAATTGTTCTAATTTTTCGTCCATCTTATCTTACATTACCACCTTTAGCTATTCCAACTTTTATTTTTGTTGTAGGTGTTGTGGTTTTTGTTGTAGGTTGTTTTGTACCTCTAGCTGCCTCTTGTCTATCGTACTCTTGTTCGTATACACTATAAGCACCTCTGGCAGCTTTAGTTAATTTAACTCTTGGTATTACCTCTTTAGGGTCGGCAAAATAAGTTGTTTTAATATCACCTAAACCACCAATACCTTTATCAGTTTTTACTATAATAGCTTTCTTTTGATAATTAATTTTATCAGGATTTTTTTCAGCATAATCTTTTGTGACAATACTACCAGCTTTTAAAGTTTTGCTAGAAATGACTTTACCACCTTTACGTTGTGTTTCGGTAGCAGATGATTTAAGAACCGGAACTGTAGCAATTCTGGCCACTTTAAATTCATCAGTTGTATTATTGTTAGCGACAGTATTACCATCAGCATCTTGCATTTTGAATTTACCAGCACTTAAAGTAGTACCAATTGGTAAAGCAAACGATTCTCTTGCAGTTATTGTACCAGTTTTCTTAGAACTATTCGATCCATAATTAATATCGTAATTTGTATCAATTACAGTACCTGTAGTACTTCCATCACCTCCACCACTTTTACTACCTTTACTTACACTTAAAGGACTTAAATCAGTACGTTGTTTTAATTTACTGGCTTTATCGTATTCATCAACTACATTAAGTATGTATTGGTCTTTAGTCATACCTAGCTGAGAAGCTACTGTATCTAAAGTATTTTTAAACTTAATATCACCGTTATACTGTCTGTATAAATCTGTAGCAAATTGATCTTTAGGAACTTGTTGTAGTTGATATTGATCAGTAAGTATAGAATTACCTTCTTCGTATTTTCTACCAGCTATTCTACGTTTGTCAGCATTTAACAAAAGATTTTTTGCACTTAAGTCAATTGCTTTGTCCAAATAACTTGTATCTCGTGAAGTATATAAATCTCTTGAAAAAGCATTAGCTGGCAATTTGCTTGTAGGTAAATCGCTGTATTGTTTTATTTTGGTTAAAGCATCTGAAGAAACTAGTCCCATATTATTAGGATTACCTACCCAATCAGTAAGTTTAACTTGTTGAACACCTCTATCTTTAGAGATATTAACAAATTGCTCCATATCTTCAATCTTTTTTTCTAAATCCATTCTTAGAGAAAGTCTGGTTCCTCTATCGGTTGCTTTATTAGCTTTGTAATATGTATCATATACATCATTAAGCTTTTCATTTACTTCAGGTATATCTACTTTTTGTACACCATTAGTATTTACCTTTTTAACTATATCAGTTAATTCTTTTTGTTCAGCAGCTAATCTGGCCGCCTCATCTTGTTGTTGTTTAGCGATACGAGCCGCATTACGGGCAAATGCATTGTTTATGCCACTATAATTTAGTATCGTATCGTTTCCACCTTGGTAATCTACAGCCATTTTATAATTTTTTACTAAGTTACTAAAATATTTTTATATTAGGAAACTACTCCATTAAACCCATAATTAGGAGTTCCATAAGCACCCATAGCACCAAAGAAACCTCCATTACCTGTTTGTCCACCTTTACTACCATCAAATGCACCTCCTATAGCCATTTGAGTGGCAGAACTTAAACCACCAAAAATATTTTGATTACCAGCATTTCTTAAACTGGCTACTTGTTGTGCTGTCCTTAAATAGGGTTGAGCAAAATTCCAGTTCCAAACTCTTTGTTCTTCATTAGCAAGCACACCATTCTGTTGTATGGCGAACTTTTGATTTCCTAAACGTGCAGCTTGATCTTGAGCATTCAAATTTTGTGAAGCTAAATCTGATTGTCTTAAAATACCAGCTAAAGGTATATTTTTACCAGACCTAGAAGCAACATTTAAAACGTTCGCTAAATTTTGATCTTGTTGAGTTCTAGCGTTATTATATTGTTGGGATGCTATACCTACATTAGCCATATTATTGGCAATAGCCGCATTTTTTGCAATATTAGCATTTACCGTAGCAAATGGTAGCTTATTTTTCTTTTCTAAGTTACGAGCTTGTATTTTCTGTACTGCTCCAAATCCAACTCCTAAAGCTGCACTTCCTAACCCAAAAATTGATCCTATACCTAAAGCCATTATTTTAATATTTTATTGTTTACAAATTTATCGTTTTTTATGCACCTTATTTGTTACTCATTAGGTGTTGAGAGCTGTGATTTAGAGACTATTTTAAATAATTGTAATTTCTTACTACCATCTACTGTAATAAATTCCATAACTATAAATCTACCTTTTAATCGATCACCATTTATAATATCTGTTAATTTATCTCTCAAAAAATTAGCATAGTATATATTTTCTTTTTCAATAAAATCTTGCTCTATTAAATCGGATACATGGCCTAGTTCAGTTTCAATACCATTAAGCACTGTTACAATCATACCATCAGAGTGTATAGCAATAGACTGGTAAGTTTTAACACCTACAGAACTAATTGGAAATTTAATTTTAGTTTGAAATTGATTACCATAAAAAGAATTTCTAACATTACCTTCTTTGTGAACGAATAATTGTCCATCTTTACAAGTAAACATATCAGTAAACATACTAAAACCTTTTTCCGGTCTGTAGCTTCTAAAAGAAACCCACCTATTAGAGTTTTCTGACCAAGTTATAGTATTTTTACTATCATTAGTTTCTTGCTCAATTTCTTTTTGAACTGTTAAAAATCTTACCTCTAAGTAACCACTTCCCCAAAATGAGATTTTCTTACCAGATGTTGATGCATTTAAAGTTAAAGTAACATCTTGTGGTGTTGTGTAGTTATAAAGTGGTGTATCAAAACCTACAGCCAAATTTGGACTTTCACTCGCTGCCAATATTTTAAAGCTAATTTTATAGTCAACATTTGGTTCTATGTTAAAAGTTACTAATTTTAAAAGATCATTAGTATTACACGCATAATGTATAGCCTTATCACCTAAAAGCTCCCAGCCCCTGTCATTAACAAGGTCTTGGAAGTTTAAAATTATAGGTGTATTTTGAATTGTTTCAAATTTCATTTTATCTTTATTTTAAAGACCATCATCAGGACAACCTAAAGTATAATTCCAAGCTGTTCCAGACATAGGTGCGTAAACTCTAACTATTGCTACAGTAGGGTTAGCAGTTGTTTTTGTGAAAGACATAGTACCTGCCCCTACACCTACTATGGTTTCTGACGGTAATCCTCTAGCTGCCAATGCGGCATCCAGTGCAGCTTGGTTAGACGAGTTACCTCTATATCCTGTATCAATAACTACATCACCATCGTACTCTACAACAAATTTATCAGGTATGTCAAGAGCATCAAAAGTTAATGTTACAGTACCAAGACCACTACCTAAAGTTATCATTGTTTCGTTAGGGAAAGATTCTCCACCACTAAAAGCGTTGTCTACACCACATGCTATAATAGGTATGTCTTCTTCTTTTGTTTCTATATTCCAAGTAGCTGATTTATCACCCATAGTAAGTGTTAAACTAACTGTTTCATCGTTATCAGGACTAGATAATCTTCTAGTTTTTACTAAAGCATTCGGAGGAACCATTCCTGCAATCGATGTAAAAGCACCACCATTTATGTTGTACTCTCCACCAACTATACTGATAGGAACTGAAATATTTATACCATTAGAATAAACAGTATTACTTTCTAATAATGTATTAACTTCTTGGTCAAATAAATCAATAAAAGAGAATACATCTACAGTAGTATCACCTAAAAGTACAGTACCACAAGCATTTTTAAATTTCACAACTCCATCTATTGTAAAAGTGACTCCCATAGAATCAGAACCTACATAATCTGTTGTTGGTGTGTACAATAAATCGCTTCCTAATACGGATAAAACACCATGTGAAGGTTGAACTAAAGTAACATCATCCACATCTATGTCGTAATTATCTTTGTACTCCCAAGCACCGTCACTAGTAAAACTAAAAACTACAGGGTGTCCAGATACATCTGTGAAAGTTACATTCCACTCTTTATTAAAATTATCAAAATAACTTACTATTTCAGTTGGTTTAGCAGTTTTAAGTTTGTCAACAAAGAATTTTTCGTTTTTAACAGTAATAGCTTTCACACCATCATAACCATCCCTACAAGGATAGCCGTTATTTGGATCAATAAAATAAACTGTTCCATTAGTAGAAACTGCTATAGCTCTTTTTGCTAGTCCGGCACCAAGTTTACTCCCTATATAATTTGCATTATTAAAAAGTTTATTACTAATTGCTACATTAGCCTGTTCATTTTGATCTTCTAAAATGGATGTATAAACTGGTATATGAGCCACATCTAATTCTTGTAATACAATTAAGTATCTACTTCTCATAACCATTTTAGCAATGGCACCATATAAAGAAGTAGTTTCTCCACCAACATCCCCATATATTCTATTTGCATAAAATCTGTTTATGTTGTTGTTAAGGCTACCAATACTAAATGTATCTGAAAATCTTAAAGATGCTTTTCTTCTTACTTTACCTACTTCATCATTGTAAGTCCTACCGCGACCTTTACTCCAAAATGCACTAGCATATTCATCAGAGAAATTAAAATCCTCTACATTAAACGCAAAAACATCATTTGAATTAGCAACATTAGACAAGAATTTCCTTGGTCTGATGTAAGAATCAACTTGTTTTATTACTCCTTGAGTAACACTATGTTGTCCATTTACAATATCGTATTGTTCTCCTATTTCATAAAATATTTTAGTATCTATATTTTCGTTATTTTTCTTAGGAGTATATAACTCTAGTAAAAGCTCTTTACCATTCAAATCACCTGATATGTTCATTAGACTTGACTTTTTGATCTTTAGCAAATACTTGGTTATAGCAATAGATGATACAGTTACTACTTTTATTTCAAAACCCGAAATAGCAAAATCCAAAGGTGGTTCATTAAACCATTTTATAGGAGTTGATGATCCACTAAAATTATGTATAAAAGCAACCCTATCCCCTTCTGCAAAGTCGTAAGAAACAACCCCACTTTCTGAGTTTTTATTAAATCTATCTAGCGAAGCTATATTTATAGCTATAAAATCATCTTTACTTTCATCAGCATCATAGATACCAGTTAAATAAAGATTTTTTGCATATTTAGTATTTTCTGATATAAGCCATTGATAGCTAACTGCACCTACAGGTGGTTGATGATTAATCTTCCAACCGATTTGAGGAACCAAACCTTCAGTAATGGCGTAATTAGGTGTAGGTGCTACATATTCAGCACCAGTAGCTATAGGCGCAAGTTTACCTTTTGGATAAATATATTCTAAAGCCAATTGATAACTTGTACCAGTTTTAATTACATTAATTGATCGACCTTCAACATCGCCACTTCTATTTAATAAAAGAATAGTTGATTTTAACTCATCACCGCTAACTGTTACAAAAAACAATGTTACATGATCTGATGAATGTACTTCTCTACGTTTTGTTATACTAAAAAACTGTTCATCGGGTAATCTGTTAAATAAATTAAGGGTAAAAGATTCTAAGTTATTGTCATCAGCTGCTACAGCAGTATAGTCTATTACAGATGTAGTATCACTAGAATCTAGTGCACCAATATTTATTACTATTCTGTCCCCTGCTTTTGGTGTACCAAAAAAATCTAAAGCTACATATCTTCTATGTGTCCCACTAATTCTTGATTGTGAAGTATCAACTCTAAAATTTCTTACATCATTTAATACAATTCCGGTGTCCACTTGATATGACGTTACTGAAATGTCAACGTCAGTAACTGGCCTATCGTAACCTTCCTCTAAATCACCTAGAACAACTATATCACCATTTACAACTTCTAAAGCACCTGCATTATCAGGAATCGCATCATAAGGTTCGTCAGTGTCTAAATCTGATATAGGATCACCAGCACTATTGTTATAAAATATAAATGAATATAAATTGGTAGAAGGATCGTAAGCTTCGTATATTTCATTAGGTATATCAATTGCTGTAGATAAGCTAAGGATATGTTCTCTTGTCACAATTTTAAATTCATACCAAGAGTATTCAGAGGCTCTCATTGCAAGATGCAATTTCTGAACTCTGTCATCACCAATATTAACTTTTAAAAGTATACCATTTATTTTAGTTGGATCGTTACCAATTGTATCAGTTAATTCCAACTCAGGTACAGGTCTTTTAGATATAGTACTCCAAGCAGATTTTTGATTATCATAAAATTCAAACTGTGATCTAAATTGAAAAAGTTTACCTTTAATTAAATTAGACTTAGTATTAGGATCATCAATATATTCCGCTAATATTGGTTTTAAGTTTTGTGTCTTTAATAGATTGAAGTCATCTTGCGTAATCACTGCACCGTACCCACCATTTTTCAATCTTTCTATGTTGATACAATAGATTAGTCCACTTACACCATCAGTCATCAAAAGATAGGTATCGTGTAAAAGTTTTACATCATTAAAATAATTGGCCGGAGTTATCTTAAAAACCGGAACACCACCAGTGTCAGTCAAGTCTTCGAATATAACTTGTTCCACTAATGTGTTATAATCTAACTCAGTTATCTGATGCCTACCTTGAGAGTTGAATTTAATGTTATACGCTTTTTTTATATTCTTAAATTCGCCTGTGCCTATAACGGTATTTATTCCTGAAGGTAACTGTCCATTTGGTGTTAAAAGTGTTGTACTCTCAATATTGGTTCCGTAGCCAGCTTCTTGCTCTGAAGTGCCACCTGTACGATAATTAGTTGCGCTAATATAATCGTTAGGAGCTAAATACTCAGGAGCATCATCTGTGTTAAGTCCACCATTTAATAATTTTGTCTCTTGCATTTGTTATGATTTTATAGCGGATTTTTCGCTTTCTCTAACAGCTTTATTTAGTTGTTGTACAGTTAATGATTTTATACGAAGTCTAGCTTTTCTTTTTTCATTATAATACATACGTTCATTATTTGTTTTCTCACCTAAACCTATTCTTGCATCGTCTAGGCTTAACTGCCAACGAATATAAAATTTCAAAGCCGGAGCTGCTAATTCATTAATTTCATACTCACCTTCAACTGTATTATAAGATAAATATTTTAAAAGGTAATTATCGCTGCTACAGTTATTTTTTACGTATATTTTTCTTTCATTCATTTTAACCATATAGTAACCTATAGTTTCATAGCTACCTAGTCCTAATGACCCCCTGTCATAAACATAATTGATACCGTCTCCCCTAAAATCACCTCTTACATTTGATGGACTAGAGTTAGTTATTGGTTCACATAAATTAAGATCATCTGTCTTATCAAATGACGAAATTCCTTGACCATTATCTGAATCATTAGCAATTCCAAAATCTTTTATACTTAAAGCATCTTCAGGTATTTCAACACAACCATCGGAACCTACACATACTGGTTTAGTTCTAACACTACCTACAATATCCCAATTAAGCTCTCTCCAACCCCATATTGCTGTTGCGTATGTTTTTGCATACTCGGAAGCCCCTAGATTTTTACCATCTAAGTAACTTGCCACTATTTCTGATACACGAATATTCATTTATATTTTTATAAAAGCGGTATACCATCGTTAGCACGATCTGGTTGTACCATTGGGTTTGTTAATAAAATAAAAGCATTTTGTATTAGCTTATTTTCAAATTCAGCTGGCAAAGTTAAATCAGAATTGTCATCAGTTGGTATAGAGTATCTATCTGATATTAAAACTTCTTTTGTCTTAACTTCTTGGTTATAGAAATAAAGCTTACCGTCCTCTCTATAAAACATTACAACACATGGTATCTGTGGTTGTAACCTTCTTAGTAAAATTTCTTCTCTTCTGATGGGTACGTATATAGTAGAAAACCTATTTACTTGATTAGCATCTGATATTTGTGTGAACCTATTTCCAGCTACACTTATTGTTTTTGCTTTAAGTTCAACATAATTTAAAGATTTATCAGTGTCATATTTAACTGTAGCCTTGTAACTAGCAGTTATACTATCATCACCATACTTAAAATCTTCTGAATTTCTTTGAAAATTATAACTGGCCAATAGTCCATCAGCTATTCCAGCTTTAATGTGACCTACAAGCTCGCGATAAGTGTATTTTGAATCATCACTAATGTTACCACCATCTAGTCGTCTCCACAAACGATATGTTAATTCTTTTAAAGTACTCATTATTCTTTATCTTTGTTTGTGTTACCTAATTGTAGTGCTAAAACGTCTCTCATACTCATGCCAGCTTTAACTAAAATTCTACTAGTTAATTCGCTTTCTTCATTAGCACCCCACTCATAATGTATAGAGGTATTATTATCATAAACTGCTCTATTATTTACAGTAGTGTAGCCGTATTTAATTTCAGAAGGTTCTTTTAAATAATGTATTTTAACATCTAAAGAACTTTCACCTAATAAGGTTAGCGTAGAAGCATTTTCCAAATAATATTTATCTTGTTCATTTGGACTTGCCAATGGATCATCAAATATTCTGGCGTATCTGTCTTCATCTATTGGCTTAACTGGTATTTTTCCTACAGCCGTATAAATAGCTGTTATATTTCTCAATCCCTGTGGAATTGTTAATAGCTCATCAATAAAAGATGCTGATGCAATTTTTCTAAAAGGTCTTAATCTTTCATCAACTAGCCTATTTTTTCCATAAACAATTCTTGGGGTAGTTTTAATACCAGAAAAATCATCAAACATTTCTTGACTAGCTTGATTGCCGTATCTTTCGTACTCTTCTGGTGCTATATAAACACCATTATTTTTAGAAAGTAAATCGTTTACTAAATTATAATTACTGCCTACGTTAATCATGTAGTTATCTATTTTTATTACTACAAAGATACTTTATAATTGGCGTAACATTTGAAAATGGTATAAACGTAAAAAGCTACCTCCGAAGAAGTAGCTAGTTGGACAAGAGAGAAAAAGAAGTCCTTATTCAGCCAATTTGGCTTCCATTCTTTCTTTGAAAGCTTTCGCTCCGGCATCGCCTATTAAAACATATTTTGTTAAAGCATCGTCTGCTCTTTCATCATCTGAATAGGTTATAATAACACCTTGTGAATCTTTCCATTTAACCATGTTGTTGTCATCAGTTAAAGCACCTTTGGTGAAAAGTTTCTGAATGTTTGATTTAATTTCGTGTTTTGGATCAGTAAATTCTTTTAAGAAAATATATGGATCATTTTGAGCTTGTTCATAGGCGAATGTCTTAATTGCATCAGCACTCATAGAATCAACTGGTTGTAAAAATACAGAACGAATAAAATTCGAAATGTCTTTTGGTGAAGCAGCTCTAATAATTAATTGTGCATTAATTTTAGCATCAACAAGCGATAATTTTTGTTTATCCTCTTTAACTTCATCAACAAGTCTATACATATCGCGAATATACTCATTTGATGGTAGGACTTTTGATTTTCTATCAAAACCATCTAAGGCCAACATAAAGCGTAGACGTGAAGCATCCATTCCACTAATTACTAATTCTCCATCAGTAAAAATAGGAGTTGTTGCATCAATAAGCGCATTTGGGTCTTGTTCATCCAAATATGGAGATTGCTCACTGCTACATAACCTAATTGATCTTGTAGTTTGAGTTTGTTCGTCCCAAACTTTAGCCTCCCTCGGCATAATAGAACGAGGATTAGATTTATGTTTCAGTTTAAATTTGTAGTCTCTTGAAGGATCAATTACTACTCCGTTAAAAACTTCTAAATTGCTTTCACTACCAGATTCATCATCGGTCAAAGCATCAATTTTTTCTTGTAATTTTTCAACTGTGTTCCAAGCTGGTGTGGGATTTTTACCTGAAAGCTCTTTGTATTTAGCTCTTAATTCGGCAAGTTCTTCTTTTTGTGACATATCTTACTTTTCTTTCTTAGTACAAATTTAAAACAAAAAAGGGGTTATTTTACAACCCCCTTCTTAACTTATTTTAAAGCCACTCTTACAAGTGGATTTTAGCAAATTTAAACGCTTTAATGTTGTACATTTCAATACCTTTGTAAGAGGTTAAAGCTAAGTCAACAACACGTTTTGTGCTTTTACCAACTAACGCACCGTCAGTATCTAAGAAAGTCATTTGACCACCTTCTGAATCTGATTGGTAACGTACTCTGAAGTAAGGTAATTGTCCTTCAGCAGCATCGTTGTAACGAGTACCAATTGGGAAAAATACAGCTGAACCTCTCCAAAAACCTGTGTTCATATCGGCACCGTGGGTACGGGCAGAGTTGAAGTAAGCATAATTTTTAAGGGTCAACTCAATACCGTAGATTTTAACTGAATCAGAGAAATCAAATACTCCTTGAATTTCTTTAGTTGCAGAATCTACGTCTACGTTAACTACAATGTTTGAAGCTCCACCACCTAAAGATTGTAGGTAAGCTTGGTAAGCAATCCAAAACTCAGTATCACATAATACCTCGTATTTAGTTGTGTAACCATCGGCATCATTCGCACGTTTTAAATCTTGGAAAAAGCTTGTTGATAAAGCTGTTGTAGCTGACAAGTCAGTACCTTCCGCGATAATAGTTGGGATAAAACCTCTTGCAGTAGTATTTGCGTTTCCGGCTGCTTCGGTCATGTTATCCATAAAGTCACCAAACATCAATTTCAATTCTTGAGACATAATGTGCTCTGGCTCCATTTTTGTCCTGTCAATTGTGTAATAACTTTGGTTTTTGTATTCCAGAATTTCGAATTTGGCTAAATCTGTGTAAGATTTGTTTGTACGAATGATCTGCATATCTCTGTCACGAGAAGTAAATCCTTCATAGATACCATCTTGTTGTTCAGAACCTTCTTTAACAGAAGTTCTACCTTGGAATTTAAGGAATGAAGCAGTTGTCAAAGCAGCAGTTTGTGAAGCTTTTGTTGGAGCTAATGTAACTGTGTGAGCACCGTCAGTAGTTTTATTTACTGCACGAACCTCGTATTGAATACCGTCTTTGTCATCCTCATAAACTTGACCAACGGATACTGGTGAATACCTTCCAGCTGATAAGTGAGAACCTGAAGTTAATGTAACTGTTACAGCTGCTCCTGCACTACCACCTGTTCCGGCAGCAGTTACTTTAAATGCTGGCAATGGTTTGTTGTTATCTAGCCATTGTTTCCATTTTTTAGTTGGGCTATATTTAGCTGAACCACTGGCTTCAGTTTTCATGATAAATGAATCCTTAACCAAGTCTGGATAAGTTGTAATGTAATCGGTGTAATTGTGTGTGTTAAGTAAGGCAAATTGTGATAAAATGTCATACTTCATAATAGGAACCGAAAACTGATTGGGAATTGTTGGCATCGTTCTTAATGTTTAATTTTTATAATCTGTTATCTGATTGGGCTTTTGCTGCTTTAAATAAACCTCTATCAAAAGGTTCATCGTTATCCGGCATTTGCCTTTGTTTAGTACCGTCATCAAAGTTTAATAAGTCGTTTTTAACGAACTCTTTTCTAGCAGTAGCAGCGGCTTCTTTAGCAACTGTTTTAAGTAGTTTTTTAAAGTGAATTTCTTTAGCTTTATCCTGTACAAACCTCTGTAAATCAGGATTACCTTGAGCATCAACATATTTACTATCTCTAGCACTAGCAATGTATTCGTTTAATTCTTCTTGAATTTCACTTTTTTCTTCTTTACTCAACTTGTAGTCTACATTAAGAACGACCTTGTTCCCATTATCTTCATATTCTACTTGTTCAGTTAGAGATTCAAGAGGATCAATAACTTGCTTTAATTGTGGTATCCAATATTCTTCTTTATTTTTAATAGCCTGTTCAACTAAATCTTCCTGATACTTTTCAGGACTAAAATTTTCTTGTTGAACTGTTTCTTCTTCTACCTCAAATTTAGGTAGGGTCAAAGATTGTTTTTGCTGTTCAAAATATTCTGCTGCTTGGGCTGAGTCTTTTTTCAAAGCTCTAGCACCTTTAGCAATTTCTTTTTCTATCAGTTTGTTTTCACGTTTAGCAGCAGCAACTTCTTCCGGTTCCATCACATCCTCATCTATTTCAATTAAGGATAATCCAATACCGTACTTATCTTCAAGCTCGTGAGTAACATCTTCTGAATCAAATTCAGGATTTTCTGCTGATATTTTTCTTTTAACCAATTCTAAAGCTGGTAAAGCTTTGTAATCAGTATTTTTTTCATTCAAATATTCTCTTAATGTTTTTTCATTTTCAGTAAGAAAACTTGAATAGTCAATTTCTTTTTTGGTTGGTTGGCTTTCGGCTTTTAATCTAGCTTCTTCAGCATCTTTTTCAGCTTGAATTTCTTCAGCTGTTTTTTCTTGACCTTCAGCAGCCAATCTATCTGCTTCTGCTTTTTCCTCGGCAGCTTTATCAGCTAAAGCTTGAGCTTCATCATTTGCTATTTTTTCAGCCTCTAATTCTTCTGCTGTTTTAATAACATTTTCTGGAAGTTCAGCACCTAATTCTAATGCTTTATCTAAAAAATTTGACATAAATATTTTTCTTTTCTTTCTTGACTACAAAATTAATATATTAAAAAATATAATTTAGAACAGGGTTTTACATTAGCCCCTGTTCTTGTGCTATTTTTGTCGCTTCATCTTCGGATATTTCACCTGATTTAACACCTTGTTGCAATTGATCTGCCACTTGCTGTTTTTGTTCTGCATCTACTTGTTGTTCAATTTGTTGATGAGTTATATCAGCAGATTGTTGAGTTTTTAAAGTAGCATTTTGTATTGCCATTTGAACAAGTGGTGCGTATGCATCTGGTATAGGTTGTCCTGTTTTAAAAGACTCAGTTATTAAGGTCAAAGCCCCATTCATCATAGCTAAGATTTGGGCACCATTATTTTTTGCTTCTTCTTTAGCAGCTTCTGCTTGCATGGTAATTTGAGCAGTTTGTTGTTTAGCCTGTTCAACTGCAACTCCGGCCTGTGCAGAATAGTCAGCAGCAGATTTTTGATTCTGTTGAGCTTCCTCTTGTTTTTGTTTTCTACGTTTTTCATATAGATAAGCTAAAACTTTTTCCGCTTGAATAGGGTCTTTAATATTATTAATTTTAATAGCATCTGGAATTTCCAAGTTACCAGCAGATAAAGCAGTGTTAATATACTGTTCCAAAGTAGCTTTATCCTCATCAGATATTCCTAAAGAAAATTCAATATCATAACTAGATGCAGTGATTTCTTTTCTTTTTTGAATAAATTCTACATTTTCTTTACCCAAATATTTAAGATAACCTTTATTTACATCACCATAATTAAGTGCATCCCAAATACGAATACCTATTTGACGGATTAATTCTCCTACAGATTTATAGTAAGCTCTGTATATAAACCAAGTAGCTGTATTAGAAGCTTCATTTTGAGCTTGCATAAATTTAAAACCTGTTCTAGGTGCAGCAGCTGATCCATCACGAAACTCATTTACACCTAAGTAATCTCTTATATTAGAAAGTTCTTGATTGTACTGAGTAATGAATACATTCATTTTGGCATCTATGGCATTTTGATTTGCCCTAATAGGTGGCTGATTAGTTGGCATCCCATTTTCACCCTTACTACTCCAATATAAACGTCCGGTTTGTTGGTGAATCTGCATAATATCCAAAGGTTGTAATTCTTCACCATTACCTAAATCTAAATTCATCAAACCATCAATATCAATTATGTAGTCATCTGGTGTTGATTTAGCTATCAATTGCTTAATCTTAAGCACAGCAATATCCATATTTCTGACTGAATCAATCAAAAATGTCATTAAAGATTTAGGCAACATTCTACCTTTATTCATAGGCATGAAGAATATAAAAGGACATAAAAGTTCTTCTTTATCTTCACCTTTTCTCAAAATATTTTTTTGTTCACCCCACTCTAAACAAATAGATGCATCACTTGTAAAAAATCCTTCGTAAGCAGTTTGAGGATATTTATATCCAACTTTTTTACGACCATCTGATTTTTCTTGTTTTAAAGGTAGACTGTAGTCAATATCGAATACCTCTCTACCATACCTATCTTTACCTTCTACATAGGACATTACTTTAGAAGTCTTCCACCAGATGTGTAGGATTTCTATTGTATAGTCATCATAAGGTCTTGAGTTAGCATTTCTATAGTCTTCTGACCAACTAAAAGTTCTGGATGGATTACCAAATCTACCCATACAATCTTTGGCACATGAAAATAAGGCTCTTTCCTGCTCTGGTTTTAATGCGTATTTTCTTCTAACTGAAGAAATAGTTGTTCTTATATACCTACCTTTAAACTCCGCATCGTGAGTATCTTCAAAACGAGAATTATCACATATAATATCCTCAGCCATTACAGTATCTACAACAAGTCTACCATTGTCATCAATGTAGTTATACAAACCATGATACTGAGCAACGAACTGTTCATCAAGTATATGATTCTTCATAGCCTCAATGTCATTATCTTTTAAAGCGAAAGAAATCATTTTTTGCATAAGCAATTCCTCATGCTCTTTATCGTTTAAAGCAGAGTAAACATCCAACTCTTCTTTACTGGTTGGAGTAAATTCACTTTGATCGATTAATGGTAATCCGGCTTGCTGAGATATTTGTCCCAACTTATCACCGTACTCCATCCTAAATTGAGCATCTGATTTTTTTCTATCTTTTCTTTCTTGAATATCTTTTGATGTAGCTATTGCTGAAGGGTACTCATTCCTCATAAGATAACCATTAACAACAACACTTTTAAATTTTGGTGCTATAGGTCTAGCTCTATAAGACATATTTGCATACATCTTTTTACCATCAATTTCTAGCTCATCTAAATATTGTGAAATATCTTGATTACCTTCCGCGTATTTTCTGCTCTCCGAAATGGTCTTACTAAGTGCTTGTCTATGAGTTAATGTAACGCCCAATATGGCACTTGCTACCTGTTTACCGTACTCAGGTGAGTCTTTTACAGATTTTGGTTCAAGACCATTAGGAAAATTTACAATTGTATTTGTAGCCATTTAAACTGTGTATTATATACTTGCAAAGTTAAGTTATATTTGAGGCTAGTTTTAAAACAGGTTAAGCAATAATTCTACCTTTTATAAGAACTTTGAATTCACCTCTTTTCACTTTTTTCTTTTTTATAGGCATACCTAGCGCCATTAATGCGTAGCCATCCCCCATACAAGCATCAAAATCTGTACGATTATTTACATCAAAAGCCAACCTATCTCTAATCAATCTAATGAAAGGCACCTTAAATACATCGGATTGTGCTACCTCAACCATTAAAGTTAAGTGCTCTTCTCTTCCTTCCTTATTTTGTGCGTTTATACCACGTATTATAGTACCATCAGACTTAATTTGAGTTATTATGCAATACTCTTCAAAATTCTTTTTAAGGTCTTTATCTTTAGCAAATTCAACCCAATCAGAAGGAGCAAGTTCCCCAAGGAGTTCGACTCCATAGTATTGTAAACCCCAAAATAATTGTTCGTGTACTTCTTTTTTTGTATTTAACCTGCCTAAGAACATAGCTACAGGTCTTCCTGTATTATCGGGGTCTAAGCTAGAGTATCTGTTTCTAATCATACAGCAAGCATCTGAACCCTTATTTCCCACCATAATTGAGTGAGAATAAGTATCCCATCCAGCTGCTCCAAAAGATTGGTTAGTTGGAAATTTTTTACCAGCTTTGTTAAACTCAAATTTGTTACTTTCTTCTTCTGGTAAAAGATAATCTATATACCAAAGTCCTGACTTATCATCGACAAATTTTGTACGACCATCGTCCATCATAACAAATTTACCTCTACGGCCTAATTCGTCTTTAAGTACATTTTTACCTTCTCGTATAAGTTTTTCTTCTAACTGACCTAATCTCTCTTTTAATTGTTCAACATTTCTAAAGTGAGATAATGTAGTAGCTGTGCTAAAAACTTCTTCCCAAGTAAATGGAGCTGTACGAATTTCCTCTGCTAAAAGCTCAGGATCATGTTCATTAAGTTTTCTTTGTAATTCTAAGTATTCTCTGGCACCCATGTGTGGTGCAGGACAACCCATTGATTTAAGATATTCAGATTGTTCTGGTGTAGGTGTATCAACTACTGAATTACCAAATTGATCTATAAAACCTTCATATCCTCTATAAGCCGGAATAAATATTCTGAACAAACGAGAAGAGGTCTGGTTAAGCTCATTTCTTTTTGCAGGATCAGAGTCGATCCACATTGTTTTAAAGTTGTCCCCACCTTTATCTCCCCTATTTACAGTTGAAACAATAGCAGCTTTACCTTTAACAATAGCACCTTTAACAAATACTTTTTGAACAGTTTTCCAATAAAGGGCGATATTAACTTCTTCCCATTTAGCAGCTTCATCAATAAGTATTCTCAAGAATTTACCAGAGTCATAAGAGTTGGCGGCAGTTGATCTCCAATCTATTTCATTATTTAAACCTTCCCTTACTCCACCAGTATTTTGATCTTTTTTAATACGACCAGCTTGTTTTTTGATACTTAGTTTTGATTTACCAGCCTCATTACCTTCAATCCTTGGTTTTAAGAATACGGGTAAAGCTTGAAATGCAGAAACTATAAATTGAAAAATATCACTCGCATCCGTACCTGTCTTAGAAATAGTACCCTGTCTTTTATTACGCTCTATAATACCATTACGTAGCTGTATACTGGCTTCCATAGATGAAGCACCCAAACGTCTACCTTTTATAAGTATAGTACCTAAACAAAGAAAATCTCTTTCAGCTATTTCTACAAATCTAAAATATTCTAATGAAGTATCTCTATATTCTGGATAATATTCATTTTCCAACAAAAACCATTGCAAGAAAAAATAACACATACCATTTAGATATGTGGCCTTACCATCTATATAAATCCATTCACCATCATAGATTCTGTCTAGCTCTTGTGATAACCATTCAATTTGATCTTCTCCCCATTGAGTTACATCATTCGGCCAATCCCAATTTTCATATTCAGTCCTACGAGTCCAAAGTTGTTTACTTCTTGGGAGTCCATAGTTTCTTATCTTTGTTAAAGTTGGTCTTTTAGGGGGTAAGTACTCTAAATCGGAAATTATTATTTTTTCCTCTGATTCCATTTACCTTCTTGTAATTGTTCCAAAGCATTACCTTCAGCTAGTTTAATTTCTTGTTTTTTAATTGACTCAGCTATTTCCGGTCTAAGACTAGCAGCTTTATCAGATACAACACTAAAATCGCCAATCATCTTAATCATAGTTGTGATAGTTGACATAATTGTATCATTACCTAAAAGCTCTAATTTAGATGCGCCTTTTATAGTTTTTTCCTTTTTAGTTTTTTCATCAACAAAAGTAAAATCTGGTTCAGCAATATCTCCCCTACTGATACGTTCAATATCATCAGTCATCACACCCACTACATTATCTAATGCAATGATTAATCGTTTGACATTACTAGCATCAAAGTTCATAACATAGTCATGTATTTCATTTAAGTAGTCATCAACTTCTTTAATACCAGATTTTAAATCAGGTCTAATTTTAAATTTCTCTTCAGCCATAAAACAAAAAAGCCACGTAGTTTGTGGCTACATGGCAAATTTACGGATATTATATCTTGTATTTCTTTAGTCCTCTATGACTGCATAAATATCTTGATCGTTTTGTAAAAGATAATCTAATTCTTTGTATTTGATTTTTGTTCCAGTTCTCTCATTAAAAATGGCAACATCACCTTCTTTTAAATCGTCAATTTTTGTTTCATCAAATCTGTGTATAATACAACGATCAGTTGGAGTTCTTCTTTCTTTTTCTACTATTTCAGGCGCAACTAAATCGGAACCACTAATAGGTTTGCCTCCTGTTAAATTTTCTACGGTAGAGTAAGTTTCTACATCAAATAATACTTCTATAAGCACACGACCACCGCGAGGTCTAATTTTCAATCTTTCCATTTTATAATTTAATCTAATTTTTCACCATGTATAGCATGTAATCTTTCTTCATCAACTCTCCACTCAGGACTGTCCACTATAGCTAATACGTCATCGAAATATGTATCAACCTTCATCCATTCTCTTCCACCATAATCAAAGTAATAATCCCCCCCTTTATTTAAGAGTACGTAATCACCGACTTTATAATCTGTACAACCTGTCCAAACCTTTTCTACAATAGCAATATCTCTACGTTTACCAAAATACTTTCCAGTAGTGAGAACAGTAGTATCCACAAGTTTATCAACCACTGGCTTACAAAGTAAAACTCCTTCTCTTGGTTCAAGGTCATTATTGACTATACCTGCTATAATATCAAGGTTAACAGCTTTAAAGTACTCAACGTCTGATTCTTTAAAAATACCTTTAGATTTAAAAGTTTCGTCTTGAAAAGCAAAATGAGTTGTAAGTATACTTGTACCAACTGAAAATTGTGCACCTTCAGTAGCAAAAGCTATTTCACCTGTATTTGGATGTGCATATTTATGATCTTGAATAGCTTCGGATGCAATAAACAAAACAAACTCTTGTCCATTGTCCCCAATAAACTTATGAGTCTTTTTCTGATCCAAATCAACAGTACAAAAATATGTATCTCTGAAATAATATGCCCCTTTAGCATTGTAAGATATATGCGCTCTTATCATAATATTGATTTTCCGTAGCTTAAATAGTTTTTATAATCTTTAATAAGTTCTTTACCTTTAACAGAAACATACCAGTACTTAGCTGATCCTTTTAAACCATAACTAGAATTTAACCATCCGGCATCTTCAAGTTTATTTAAAATTACATACTTTGTGTTTACATCGGCACTTTTTACGTTACCTAATAATTCAGCTTGCAAAATTATAGCCATATAATCTAGTGTTATATGATTATCTTTTAAAAATTTGGCACTACGTATAAGGTATTCTAGGTTATTTACCATCTTATTATCTACACCATTTTCCACCATTCTCTCTAACTTTTTAGCTTCTGGTGTTAAAGGTTTTATTTCAGACTTTACAATAACTTTTCGTTTAAGGCTTTTAACCTCATTTATTAGTTCATCTTTTTTATCAATTTCTCTATGAAGTTTAGCTATTTCTCTATCTCTAGTTTTAACAGCCAATTCCATTTTCTCTAATTCTAAATCCAAATCTTCAATTTTATCTTCACGTCTTCTTAATTTGTTAAGGACAAGTTTACGATTTTTAATTTGTTGATTTGTTTTTAATTTTTGATGAATTAATTTTTGAGTTTTATCATTTTCTTTGTAAAGATTAATTACATATTTTAGCTTTTTGATACGCACTAATTGGTGGGTTACACAGTTTCTAACATCAGCAACCATGAGTTTTAATTCTTTACCACTTTTTCCTCTAACATCCCATTTGCTAAAATCTGCATAGAACCCACCTAGACTACTTTTTTTAGTCTTATCAGTACGTTTATTTTTAGTTTCTTCCATAATAATTAAAAAATAGCTGTGATTCATGAGGAATATAAACCCTGTCTTAGATTGCCTGAAGACAACACACCAGCTATTCTATTATCCTAACAAACTATCTAATTTGTGAATAACATTGTTGTGTTTAACAACTAATTTAGCGCGATCTTCACTTTCTTTTTGAAGTCTAGCTATAACAGCCTGTGCTTCTTCGTTTTCTTTAAGGGCAGCTTCATTCAAAGAAGATAGTTTCTTTTGCATAATATAAATGGAATGCAACGCTTTTGAACTTGATTTTTCGTAGTTCTTTTTTCCAAATAGGAATTGAAATAATTTTTTCATTGTTTTAATTTAATTTTTCTGTTAATCCAAATTCTTCGGGATGAGCTAGAACCATTTTTATTCCAGCCTCAAAGTCCACTGCTACATGTTTTGCTATATTACTGTTACCAGTTATATTTAACGCATATTCAGTAGCTAATTGTTTAATGTGTTCTTCCATACTTAGAATGGTAAATCCCCATTGTCATCACTAGTCTCCTGACTTACTTCTTCCGGCTCACCATCAACACCATCGGCAGCGTTAATTTTCCAAAGAACCAAGCTGTTGTAATAATTTGTATAATCACCTTTTGTAACAGCCCTACCACGAATGTTAAAACCAATTGTTACTGTTTGACCTTCTTCAAATTTATCTAGCAAAGACACTTTATCTTGCATAGCTTCAAATTTAATAAATTCTGGATATAACGGATTTTCCGCATACTCAAGAATTAAATCACGTTTTTTAAACGTATCGCTAACTTGATTTGTTACATCAATAGCATAAATTTTACCTGTAATTTCCATTGTTTTTAAATTTTAATTTTTATTGTTTGCTCTGCGAGACTCGAACTCGCATCTACTGCGGAGAAGCAGCTTTCTACCAAATTGAACTAAGAGCAATCCATTAGTCTTTCCTAAAAGTCAACCTATCCTCCTTATATCCTCAACAACAATGCTACACTTTTCTACAAAACTTCTACGTCTTTCCGTATATCGTCATGTTGTTACGTCTTGAATATATCTACTTTCGGTATTCGTCTATCTGAATTTGTGTTGTAGTTCCTGAAGGATTTGAACCTCCGACCAGATGAATATAAGTCATCCACTCTACCAGACTGAGTTAAGGAACCATGTGCAGGTATATTATTGACGTAACATACCTACTTGAAAGTTTATTAGATTCATCCGAACCGATAAACAAATATAATAACAATAATTGAAACAAACAAATTTATTTTAAAAATAATTTCATAACCCTATTTGAATATGTAAAATTAAATTTGTACATTTGTACTGTGAATAAAAACATGACATATTGTAATTCGTTTAGTTGGGATCAACACCGACAGAGGATTGCTATGTTTTAAGTTTTAAATTACAAAAATATATAGAAGCCTCTAAGAAATTAGGGGCTTTTTGCATTTATAGCCGTGAATGTACCAAGGTGGCGACGGAAACTCCAAATCTCTGTGCGTAAGGTTCGATTCCTTAGACGGTTGCTTTTTTAAATTGTGGGTTAAGCTAACTTGGTAGAAGCACCAGCCTGAAAAGCTGGGGGATTAAGATCGTAACTTAAAACTCACACAATGTACAAGTACCTAATATTGGACTTGGGGTTAGTCCGCAAAACTAATTAAATAGCAGTTCGATTCTGCTCTTGTACTCGTAAAAATGGAAGATTAAACCGAGTTGGCTTGGTGACTGTTTGCTAAACAGATCGTAGTTATAAAAGCTATGGGAATCGTGATCTCAATCTTCCGCTTAATGAAATAGTAGATACTTCTCATGGGAGAAAGCAGTCTTGAAAACTGTCGGTGCGTGAAAGCGTAGGAGTTCGATTCTTCTATCTACTGCTTAATTTGGGAAAACGCTAAGGTTGTCGGAAGGATTGTAACCCCTAACCGCATAAAGTTCGAGTCTTTTCTTTCCCACTAGGTATTGTAATTGTAAAAAATTATTTGTACCTTTGTATTGCGTGGTGCTAGTAATGGTAACTGGTCAGTCTCATAAGCTGCACGATGAGGGTTCGAGTCCCTCCCAACGCAACGATAACGGTTAGCACTATACATGAAACAGAAAGGAAGTGCAATTGGGGATAAAGCACAAGTGGACGTGCACCTGCTTTGCAAGCAGAAGGTTCTCGGTTCAAGGCCGAGTTTCTCCACGTAGTAAGAAACAGGGGTTCGAATCCCCTACTGAATCACTTGATTGTTGGCTCGGTTCGTTTAGGGGTGAGGACGCTTACGTTGAAATTTTAAAATAGCTTGTCGGTCTGGTCTGGAACAGATAGCGCATTGTCAGTGCGAAGAACACGGGTTCAAATCCCGTACGAGCTGCATAATCCCTTCGGTGTAAATCAAAATCCACATTAAGCAAGAGGGCAGTAAGTGGTCTGCCTCATCCGATAGTGATTTAAAATTGCGATTATAGCATAAATGGCAAGTGTTAGGGATTTCCAATCCTTAGATTTCGGTTCGAATCCGAATAGTCGCTCATAAGCTTCTTTAATTTAACTGGTAAAATCCCTGTCTTGTAAACAGGTGTTCAGCGTTCGAGTCGTTGTTGAAGCTCTTTAAAATTCGTATTTGTAGCTCAGTTGGTAGAGCAAGGCACTGTTAATGCTTAGGTCGTAGGTTCGAATCCTTCCATTTACGCAAAATCCATAAGGCAATTGTGCTAGGTGGTCGTGGGAGACACGTTAGTCCTCACCATATCTAGGTATCTCAACTGGTAGAGAACCATCCTGATAAGATGGGTTATGAAGGTTCAACTCCTTCCTTAGATACTTATTCAGAATTAGTTCAATTGGTAGAACGTGGCTCTTCTAAAGTCATGGTTAGGAGTTCGAGTCTCTTATTCTGAACCACATTAGAATATATGGATTATTATATCTATATTTGTATTACAAAGAAATTAAAAATGTTTTCAAATTTTTTACATCAGCCGCAACGTCTGCACTTGAATAGTCGAGGTTGTATTGGTATGTAAAATTTTTTAAATTAGAAATTTACTCATAGTTTTTAGCCTCGGATTTTTATTCGGGGCTTTTTTGTTATCAGGATGTTCCAGCAGAGGCATACGGGCTAGACTTGGAATCTAGTGTTCGTGGGTTCGAATCCCACTATCCTGACTTTATATAATGCCTTATAGCACAATGGTAGTGCGACCGACTTTGACTCGGTTTATCTAGGTTCGATCCCTAGTAGGGCATCTGTGCTTTTGTCCGTATTGGTAGCGGAGGGAAACTGTGAATTTCCTTGAGTCGGTTCGAATCCGACATTGCACCCCATGTTTCCTTCGTTTAACGGATAGGACATAGCACTACGAATGCTATAATAAAGGTTCGACTCCTTTAGGAAACTCTATATGCGCTTATGGTGGAACGGTATACACAATGGCTTTAGAACCCATCCAATTCTCAGTTCGAATCTGAGTAAGCGTACTAGGCTTTTGACCATATTAATTAGCTACCTTAATTATGGTAATTAATCTATAGTGTGTTAGCTAATTTCATAGAGGGAATGTGAAAGAAAATGTAAGTCTACCCTGTAGTCCCTTAATTACAAGTTTTTACTAGATAAATTTACATTTTTTCTTAACTTCATATCGGTCATTTAGTTAATCGTGGTAGGTGTAAGTCTGAGAAATTCCTATAATCCACTCTTTGTTTGTGTCCCTTCGCCCGAATACATAATGCCGTTGCTTCCTGTAAACTTAGCCACATCTTCTAGCTTTGTTCCTCACTCGTTTAGCAATGAAGTTCCCCTGTTTTAAACTTCATGGACACTCTAACTAAGTGTGTTAACTTTAATTGTTTGGCGTTAACAACCAATAGAACTGCAAACTTAAACATAATTTTGTTATAAAACAAATAAAATAGTTTAAAATAAATTTTGTACCTTCATATCCTTTTCCTACCTTAGTATTATGATTGAAAATAAGAAAAAATTGGAAGGTGCCATACTAGGAGTATCTCAATGTAATTTAGCATCCATTTTAAAAAGAATTAATCCCAAACCAATTATAGTAAAATTTGGAGAGGGTAATTATTATCTCGATTCGGAAATTATTAAAAATAATAAAAATGAAAAAATTATATAAAATCAGGCATAAACCTACAGGTAAATTTGTATCATTAGGATACAATTCAAAATCAACTTGGAGAATTTATCCATCAGAAGCAATTTCATATTCAAGAGAAATACAACAAAACATGCAAGACTACGAGATTGTAGTTTATACGTATGTGGAAGATCACTCAGAACCTCTTAAAGAATTAAAACAAAAATAGAATGAATAAAAGCACAAAAATTTTAAGTGAAATTACCATTTTTTCAAAATACGCAAAGTACTTACCTAAATTACAAAGACGTGAGACGTGGCCGGAAATTGTAAAAAGATATACGGATATGATGATTGATAAGTATCCAAAATTAAAAGACGAAATATTAGAGAACGCCAAGCTTATTTTAGACAAAAAAGTCCTACCATCAATGAGAGCTTTACAATTTGCTGGTAAACCTATAGAAAAGAATCCCACTCGTGTTTACAATTGTGCTTTTTTGCCAATAGATGATTACCGCGCATTTGGGGAAACTATGTTTTTACTTTTAGGTGGGACAGGGGTTGGGTATTCAGTTCAATTTCATCATGTAGATAAGCTGCCGGAAGTTACCAAACCTACCAAGCATAAACGATACCTAATTGGGGATAGTATTGAAGGATGGTCTGATGCGGTTAAGATGCTAATGAAATCTTATCTTGGTAAGAGCCAAGTTAAACCTGTGTTTGATTTTAGAGATATACGAGAAAAGGGTGCCAGATTGAAGACCACAGGAGGCAAAGCCCCTGGGTCTGAGCCACTTAAAACTTGTTTATTTAACATTGAAACCATTTTAGAGCGTAAACAAAACGGAGACAAATTAACTCCTATTGAATGTCACGATATTCTTTGTTATATTGCTAATGCCGTTTTAGCAGGTGGTATCAGAAGAGCTGCAATGATAAGTTTGTTTAGCTTTGATGATGAAGAAATGTTGGCTTGTAAATCTGGTAATTGGTGGGAACTGAATGAACAACGTGGTAGATCAAATAATTCAGCTGTGATAGTTCGAAACAGGATTAAAAAAGATGAGTGGGATTCAATTTGGGCTAAGATTAAAGCTTCAGGTTCTGGTGAACCAGCTGTATACTTTACAAATAATTCAGATTGGGGGACTAATCCATGTTGTGAGGTAGCACTAAGACCTTTTCAATTTTGCAATCTTTGTGAAGTTAATGTGTCTGATATTACTTCTCAAGAAGATTTAAACCGGAGAGTATCAGTGGCTGCTTTCTTTGGGACATTACAAGCAGGTTTTACAGACTTTCACTATCTGAGAGATATTTGGAAAAAGAATACTGAAAAAGATGCTTTGATTGGTATTGGAATGACAGGCATCGGATCAGGTGTAGTAGAACAATATGATCTAAAAGAAGCTGCTAAATTGGTTAGCAAAATTAATGAGGTTACAGCTAAACTTATTGGTATAAGAAAATCAGCTCGTGATACAGTTGTTAAACCAGCAGGTACAACTTCTTGTGTTCTTGGTACAAGTAGTGGAGTCCACGCTTGGCATAATGATTATTATTTACGTTCTATTCGTTTAGGTAAAAATGAATCTTTATATACTTATCTAAGCATTTATGCTCCTGCTTTATTAGAAGATGACTTCTTTAGACCAGAGACTCAAGCAATTGTTAGAATACCACAAAATGCTCCTGAAGGTGCTATACTTAGGACTGAATCAGCTTTAGACCTTTTAGAAAGAACTAAACGATTCAATTTAGATTGGGTTAGAAGTGGACACGTATCAGGAGATAACACAAACAATGTATCAGCTACTGTATCGTTAGGTAACGAACGTACTTATATACATGACCATATTACAAATACTTATATGGATAGTAGTTTAGTAGAGCCAATAACAGATAAGACACACTTATTAGATGAATGGGAAATGGCTGGTGAGTGGATGTGGGAGAATAAAAATACTTTTAATGGGTTAAGTGTTTTGCCTTATTTAGGAGGTACTTATGTTCAAGCCCCTTTTGAAGATATAACAAAAGAAGAGTTTGAAAGTAGATTAAAATCATTAGTAGACATTGATCTTTCTAAAGTAGTAGAAATTGATGATGAAACTGAACATAATCAAGAAAGTGCGTGTGCAGGTGGTAAGTGTGAAGTTTAAATAATTATTCAAAAAAGAAACCCCGACTAGAGTAATATCTGATCGGGGTTTTTGCTTTACTTAGCTTCCATAAGGTCTTTATGTATTTGCTTGAATAGTTTTTTTCTTTCTGTTTTATTTAATTTTTTATTATTTACCATACCCATGTAATAGGCTTGTTCGGCTGGTGTTATTTTCCACCAAATATTGTAAGTAGTAAAATCAGATACATTTCTTAAATATGGGGTTAGTTCAAAAGCTCCCATACCACTATGAGTTGCATAGTGTTTAATAATAGTATTTTTTCCTACTGATTGGGCTTCATATCCAAGTTCTATTAAAATTGACTTTAATAACATTGGATCATTTTCATAATTTTCAATTGCTATTTGCAATCTTGGGCTTTCCATTAAATCCTCTACTGTAGTATTTAACGTTCTTCCTTTTTTCTGGATCATAATTAATATCTTTTAAATTGTATCTGTGCTAGTATATAAGGAATAAACTCGTTAATGATTAATAAGTGACCTACTACTATTTGTAAAACATTCATTTCTTGCTAAAATTATTAGTCAAAGTTACCACAATAATTTATTATTTCCAAATCTGACTTATATGTGACAATAGTTATGACTCAAGTACATATCTTAGCGTTATAATTAAAAACAAAGAAATGAAAAAACAAGATGTTTACGTATCTACAGATACACCAGAAAAATGCAAAGCATTATTTGCAGTGTTAGAAAAACACAATGAACCCATTTACTTTCACTCTTTAAATTTAAAAGAAGGTGCTTTAGAAGGTGGTAATTTTGTTGACTTTGACGATGAAGAATGGATTAGAGGTACTATAGGTTGGTTAGAAGAAAAAACAGAAATTTCTGTTGAAGAATTGGATCAAATTTTATCATCACAATATGAATAAGTATACAGAAGAAGAGTTAGTAGGGATGACTGCTGAAGTAGTTGAGCATCCTGAAATGCAAGAAATTATTAATCAAGGTTTAGGTGGATTGTTAGGCTTGGTAGCAGAGTTTAATTTTGTAGGAGAGCAAAATATTTATCCTGCTCCGGTTCAACAAAATGAAAAAGATATAAAGCTTACTGTTGATTTGATTCAAGAAGAGTTGAATGAATTGAAAGAGGCTTTGGAAACTGGTGATAAAGTTGCACAATTAGATGCATACATTGATTTGGCTTACGTACTTTTTGGTGGTGTTCATAAAAGTGGAATGATGAAAGAGTTTGTTAAAGGCTTTTTACCAGTTCATATTAACAATATGTCTAAATTCCAAAATGGAAAAGCTATTTTTAACGAAGCCGGAAAAATTATCAAACCTGAAGGTTATCAACCTATTGATTTAGGTGTTAATTTTCCTTACTTAAAAAACAAATAAAATGAAGAAATCTGTTTATTTAGCTGGTGGTTTTTATGCTAATGATTGGCAAGAAACTGTTAAAGATGCTTGTTCTGAATTAGACGTTAAATTTTTTGATCCAAAGGAAAAAGAAGCTAATTTAAGAAAATTTACAAGTGAAGGAGATATATTTAAACGCCCTGAAGTTTATACTTTTTGGGATTTGAATGCTATTAAATCTTCAGATATTGTGTTTGTCTATATTGATAGAAATAATCCAGCTGTAGGCTCTTTAGTTGAGTTAGGTTACGCGAAAGGTTTAGGTAAAACAGTTATCTCTGTAATAGAGAAAGGTCGGGATGAAGTTAATAAAACTTATGACAGATACTTTGAATTTGCAAGAGAGACTGTTGATATAAATTTTGATGAGCTTGAAGAAGGAATTAATTTTTTAAAAACAATTTTATAACAATGGGATTATTAAGAAGATCAAAAAAATTTGATGGAAAATCTATCTTAACAAGAAGATTTTTAGGTAAAACTGATGGATTCACTTCAAAAGGTGAAAGACATTTTTGCCAGAGAAGTTTATATCACTATTTAAAAGGTCATAAGTACTTTATATTTAGAGGTATGGTTGCTGAAGTTGAAGAAAAAGAATTTTACGTATAATGGGAAAAACAAAATTTACTGGTAAAGAACTAAGAGCTTTAGGCTTTACCCTAACACAAGATGGAGGTACTTCGTATTACATCTTACTTTTAAGTCCGGCTAATCCAATTGAAAGTGATTACCTAGCCTCTGATGATATTAAATCAACTGGTGATACTGTTGGTGTTCAATTTAACAATGCTGGTGAGTACTTAACTGAAGAACAAATTAAAACCTACACTAATGGAAATGGAAACTAATATTGAAAAGTCTTTAAAAGCTATAGATTTTCAAATGGAAATTATAAGTAATTATAGTGGTAATAAGGAAAAGGAAGAGCTTGATCTTATTATTTTAGAGAATGACTTTAAAAATTTTCTTATAGCTAGTTTTGCTATTGATACACATCAAATAGAGAGTATAAATTATAGTAATAACCAATTAAACGTAAAACTGAAAAAGGGTTAAGGACAGAATAGGGCACTCAGTAACCCTGCGTGACTACAAGCACAAGACCCCGAAGGCAACTTGTAGATTTTTGCCTTGCTACGCTGTAGGTGCCCTTTTTAATTTAAAATTATGAATATAAATATTGATTTTGATGGTACATGTGTTACACATGATTTTCCTAGAGTTGGAAAAAGTATTGGAGCTGAGTATGTTTTAAGAGAATTAGCTGATAAAGGCCATAATTTGATTTTATTTACTATGCGTAGTTTTTCTAAAGGTATTTCACCAATAACAAATGATGAAGAAAATGGTGGACTTCAAGATGCTATTGATTGGTTTAAAATTAATAAAATACCTTTGTACGGTATTCAATGTGACCCTGAACAACACAATTGGACTAGTTCACCAAAAAGTTTTGCACCATTAATGATTGACGATTCTGCATTAGGTTGTCCTCTTAAATATGACAAATCTATGTCGGACAGACCATTTGCTGATTGGAACCTAATTCGTACCTTGCTTCAAAATAGAGGAATTTTATAAAATGGAAAATATTAAAAATTATGTAGACCGCTTTGAAACCAAGTACGAAGAAGGTTTTACAAATTCAGAAATAAAACAAGTCATTAAAGCATTTCCTAGAATGAATAAAAAATATTTCTTTGCTGCTTTAGATGGTATTACTTGTATTGTTAAAGATGGAAATATCATTACATACCATGATGATATTGAAAAAGCACTAAGATGTGCAACTGAAGACCGTAAACAATCGTGGTATGAATTCGATTAAACTAAAATAATATGCCAGCATTTGTGTGTGATATTGAAGCCGATAACCTTCTGGATGACGTAACTAAGATTCATTGTCTTGGTTACTCACCAGTAGATAGATTAGAGGTCAAAACGTTAACTACGTACTCCGAAATTAGAGAGTTTCTCTTCCAAGATAGCTTAACTATAATAGGACACAATTTTGTTAAATACGATAAGCCTACGTTAGAAAAAATACTTGGAGAGAAATTTGATTTTAAAATTGTTGATACTTTAGGTTTATCCTATTATTTACATTCTTCAGATGGTAGAACTAAACACGGCCTTGAACAATACGGTGATGAGTATGGTGTACCAAAGCCTCCTGTTTATGATTGGGTAAACGAGCCAATAGAAGTGTATGTAAATCGTGTTACTGAAGACGTTAAAATAAATTGGCGTGTTTGGAAAGATCAACAGGCTTATTTAAGCGAACTATATAATCGGGATAATAAAGAAATCTTTAGACTTATTGATTATGTTTCTTTTAAATACGATTGTTTAAAAGAACAAGATGAAAATCGTATTCCAGTAGATTTAGATTTAGTAGCTTCCGAAATAATTAGGTTGGAGGAAATGGTAGTAGAGAAAAGAGTTCCTTTACTAGCAGTAATGCCTGATGTAGTAAAGTACAAGGAGGTTCTTAGACCTGCTAAGATGGTCAAAGCTGATGGATCAGAATCGGAAGCTGCTAAAAAATGGGGTGCTCTATTAGTTCGTCATGGACTAGATTACGATTCAACTGTTGAAAAACTAACTGTTGAAGCAAGTAGAGAACCTGCTAATCCAGATTCACCACTACAAGTAAAAGATTGGTTATATAAGTTTGGTTGGATTCCTAAACATATTAAATACGTACGAAATAAAGTAACTAATGAAGTTAAACAAATACCTCAGATCACTTCTGAAGAAGATAAAACGCAAATTTGTGAATCTATTGTGGAGCTTGCTGAAGAAATACCAGAAGTATCATATCTTGCTGGCTACTCAACTGTAAAACACAGATTAAACATTCTTAAAGGTTTTGTTCGCGATATGGATAAAAACTTAAGATTAGCAGGTGATGCTATGGGATTTACTAATACTTTTAGGCTCAAACATAGAATATTAGTAAACCTTCCTAAACCAGATGCTCCTTTTGCTGAAAATATAAGAGCTTGCCTACTGGCCGGAGAGAACCATTATATGGTTGGTACGGATTTAAGTAGTGCTGAAGATAATACTAAGATGCACTATATTTTTCCTTTTGACCCTGATTATGTAGCAGAAATGCAATCACCAGATTGGGAACCTCATTTATCCGTAGCAGTTAAAGCTGAACTTATGAGTAAAGAGGATTCTGATTTTTATAAGAAAGTAGATCGCGCTGAGGACAAGTCAGTATTTTCTCCTGAAGAAATTGCTAAGTTCAAAGAGTTAAAGTTAGTTAGAGCTAAAGGTAAAACAACAAACTTCTCAGCTACTTATAAGGTTGGGGCTAAAACACTTTCAACCAGATTAAAATCAACTGAAAAATTTGCTAAAAAAGTTTTGGATGCATATTGGGAACTTAATAAGTCTCAAAAGCAGTTCGAACAAACTTGTCAGACTAAGACAGTAAGAGGACAACTTTGGGTTAAACAACCAGTGTCCGGCTTTTGGTATACTTTAAGAGCCATGAAAGATATTTTCTCTACTGTAAATCAAAGCACAGCCGTTTATGTGTTTGATACTTGGGTTAAATATATGAGGCAATTAGGACTTGTAATTTCTTTTCAAGCACATGATGAAGCTATGTTAATCGTGCACAATGATGTACCTAAAGAAGAAATAAAAAATAAAATTCAAAAAGCTATGGATTTAACAAATAAAGAGTTACATTTGAATGTTACTATGAAATGTAGCTTTGATGTTGGACAAAATTATAAAGACGTTCACTAAATAATATTATGAAAACAGGAATAGAGTTAATCGCCATAGAGCGAAAAGAGCAAATTGAAAAACACGGTAGAGGTTTAAGACAAGATGTATTGTTTAATGATAATAGTCAACTTGCTTTTGCAGCAAAGCAATTACTGGAAAACAATCCAGTTTTAAGAGCTATCGGATTTGGTAGTAGCACACCCCAAAATTGGGAAAAACAAACTTGGGGAAAAATATACAATAAACCTTATAAAGACAGGTTAATAATTGCAGGTGCCTTAATAGCTGCTGAATTAGATAGATTAAATTATGGAAACTAGATTCATAGGCTGTCTTCACTTAGGACACGAAGGAATGGCAAGGCACAGAGGCTTTGTTGATTCTTGGGCACATGACGACTATTTAATAGAACAATGGAACTCTGTAGTTGGTAAGAAAGACATTGTGTATATTCTTGGTGATGTAACAATGGCTAGTAAAAAATGGTATTTTAAATTAGATCAGTTAAATGGTACTAAACATGTGGTGCTTGGAAATCACGATAGGAGACAAGATGTACCTGAACTTTTAAAATATGTAGATACTGTTGGAGGTTGTATTGATTGGCATGGTTATATGTTAACTCATGCACCTGTACACCCAAATGAGGTTACTTTCCATAAAGGTAATATTCATGCACACATACATCATGTTAATAAACTAGAAGAATTTGTTGTACATAATAGATTTACTGATGTGGGATCAATATTAGTTCCTACTAAAGCTTTTTATATTAACGTAGATGCTAAATTGTTAAATTTTAAACCTAGAACAATTGATGAGCTTACTTATTCTGATGATGAAACTTTAAAAGAGTATGAAAGAATGTCTAGTGATTGGAATTTAGGAAAAGGATTTTTATAAAAATATTATGAAAAAGTTAGAAAATGAAATAACTAAAAGGGGCTTTGACTATAAATTAGTTAAGCGTACTGATAAAATAGCTTTGTATGAGCTTTGGACTCGCGGTAAAGATGTTTTACTTGCAGGTCATGAGGTGTTTTTAATAATCATAGCACCTGCTAAAACAATGGAAATTAAAAAAGTAATTGAACATTTGCCAGAAAGAGAAATGTTCCCACCAGACAGTGCATTTGGCGTTACTGCTTGGAGTGTTGGTATTGATCCTAAAAGAGCTTTGAAACGTTACAATGAATTAAAAGAACAATATATTAATCATCAAACATCATGATCTATTTATTTATACCAATACTGTTGGTATTTTTAACAGGGCTTTCAGCAGCAAAGTTTACTAGTAGGTTAGAGAGTTGGTACACATTTTTCTATAATTGGTTATTTCAATTTTTTGCTGCTATGGGTGTAGTGTTTGTTGTACTAATTTGTAAATTTTTTGTATGTCTGATAATGAATTAAAAGAACTTAAAGCCTCTACCAATATAGTAGAGGTTATTTCTAAATTCACTACACTTAAAAGAAAGGGCAAGCTCTACGAGGGTCTTTGTCCTTTTCATTCGGATAGCAGTATAGGTAGCTTTAAAGTTGATGGAAATAAAGGAACTTACCGCTGTTACGCGTGTGGTGCCAGTGGTGATGTTATTAGTTTTATAACTGGTATGGGTAATACTTTTAAAAAAGCAGTTGATATGCTTAAAGGTAAAGAGGCCATTGCCGGAGAGTTTATAGAACAAAATACAGTTGAAAGAATAGCTTTAGCAGAGTTCTCGTACATAAAGCCCTTAACAGAAATTGATCCTAAGAACTTTATACACGGTAAATTTGGCAAACCAGCTTATACGTACACCTATTTTGATAAAGATAACAGTCTTGCTGGATATGTATTAAGATACGAACAAAATAGTGAGAAATTTATATTTCCGTATAATTATGGAATTTGTGTTAAAGCTGGTTGGCAATATGAGTACAACAACCAAGGCTCTGGTGCCTATTACGAAATTGGTGACATTGTTCATAAGTATTTAGGATTTGGTGATAACAAACCTATTTATGGTGTAGAGAAATTAAAATTATTTCCTAAAGCAAATGTAGTTATTTGTGAAGGAGAAAAAGGTGTTGATTATTTGCAATCATTATTTGATCCTAAACAAGTTTCATTTATAACTTTTCAAGGTGGTACTAATAATGTTGATAAGTGTGATTGGAGTGTGCTAGAAGGTCGTAGATGCTTTTTACTAGAGGATAATGATTTAGCTAGTCAAAAAGCTTTCTCTTGGTTAGCTAATCATATAATAAATACAGCTTCAGAAATTAATCGTGTATCTCTTAATGATCCTTTTAGTGAACCAAAAGGTTGGGATATTGTTGATAGAAAAGTTAACGCAAATGAGTTTGTCAGTTATTTGCAAGAAAACAAAAAAGAATTTTATTTATAAATTAATAAACATACTTTAGTGATATGAAAACAATTAGAAATTATTTAAAAGAAATCAGTTTAGCTGTTAGTGGAGCTGATTATTTAACAACTAAAGTTCTTAATGAATGTGAAGTTGCTGCAAAAAATGGTGCGAAATCCCACACCACATCTATGAATTCGTGTTATGCTCAGGGAGTGGTTGATTATTTAGTGTCAGTTGCTAAATTAGATGTGTATGTAAGTGAGCTAGGTTGTCAATCAATTTTACAAATCTCTTGGGGCGATGAATAAGACTAAAGAAGAATACTTCGAATACGCGGATAAGTATGTAATGAGTGATTACGGCAATAAGCCAATATTTATTGTTTTTACAAATAACTTAAAAAATTGCGTAAAATCTATATTGGAAAGGTATAAAATTTCTAAGTATAAAACTTACAAAGTTTCAAGAACAACTCTTGCAGTTTGTGAAGACATACAAGAAAAAGAGTTTACTGGTATAGTTTTAATTTTTAACATTAATGATATACCTAACGGTGTAATTGTACATGAAGTATTTCACGGTGTATATCATGCACTAGATTACTTGGGCATGAAATTAAAACCTTCTTCTGAAGAATCATACGCCTACTTAAATGAAGCCGTGTATAATAAATGTATAAGCACTAAAACATTAGCTAAGTTGTCTTATAAAAATTTTAAACAAGAGTTAAAGGATGAGTCAAATAGAAAAATTCAAGAATCTAGTACCAAAGTTTGCTGATGAAGAAGACGGCTATGAATCACTTTGTGAGTTTTTAAATGAGCATGAAGTAAAACAAATGATTAGAGATCATTTTGATGATTCAGAGGTTATTGATAGCGATGTGTCTGGTAATCCAGAACTAGAAACATGGAGAACAGTAGATGGTCGTACTTATTTAAAGTACAGATATAACACACTATTTGGGATTGATTATAAAAAAGCATATAACGATATATAAAAATGGAAATACCTACAACATTTAAAGGACTTTTACCAATAATACTAGCTATTGGTGGTATAGGTGGATTAATCGGCTTCGTAAGAAGTGCACCTTCAACAATATGGAGACATATTAAACATAAATTTATGAATAAAATTACCATTTATCAGACTGATGAAGTTTATTCAGTGTTCAATACTTGGTTTTATAAAAACTATAGTCATAAATTTACTGATATTCAATTAACTCGTCAATCCTACGATTTACCGGAAACCGATCCAAACAATAAAAATTTGCAATTCAGTCAAAGACTTGGGTACTTTTTTGTTAAATGGAATGGATCAAGATTTATAGTAGTTAAAGATAGAATTGAAAGAAAAGAGTCTCGATCTGAATATCCATACACTGATTATTATGAAATAATAGGATTTAAAAAATCAAAAACAATTGAGTTTATTTCTAGCTTACATGAAGAAAACATCAATGAAAAAAGTCAAATTAAATGCTATACTAATACTGATTATGGTGAATGGAATTTTTACCAAAAATTAGAACATAAAAGCTTAAGTTCTATAATATTGCCAGAAGGTATAAAAGAAGGTATTATAGATGATATGGAAGAGTTCTTAAAAAGTAAAGACTGGTATTTAGAGAGAAGCATACCTTACTCAAGGGGTTATTTATTACATGGTGATGCCGGAAATGGAAAAACATCCACTATTATTTCTACAGCTCAACACTTTAATAAAAATCTTTACATGCTTGATTTGAATAGTCTTAAAGGAGACTCAGAACTTAAGTATGCTTTTAAAAACATTGAACCAAATACAATTGTCTCTTTAGAGGATGTTGATAAAGCCTTTAACCAACGTAAAGAAGGTGTTGAAGGAATTAGCTTCTCGTGTCTATTAAACTGTTTAGATGGAGCTTTTCAAAAATCAGGTGTTATAATTTTTATGACAACTAATCATATTGAAAACTTAGATTCCGCATTAATACGCGATGGTAGAGTTGATGTTAAATTAGAGATTAAAAATCCAACTCAAGAACTAGTACAAAAATACGTTTCTAGGTTTTATGGTAAACCTGTTAAATTAGGTAACTACGATAAAGGATTATGTATGGCAGCTGTACAAGGTGTTTGTTTAAAAAACAAGTTTGATTTAGAAAAAACATTATTAGAATTAACATAATGAGTACACTTTGTTTTACAGGGCACCGCCCTGATAAATTAAATGGTTACGATCCTAAAAATAATAAGAACCTACTTTGGGCTTTAAGGGAAGAGGTAGTAGGTTACATAGAAGATTTTAAAGTTAATACTTTTATTAGTGGAATGGCTTTGGGGATAGATATGTGGTCAGCTAGAATAGTTTTAAAGCTTAAAGAAATTTACCCACACATTAATCTTGTTTGTGCAGTTCCCTGTTTAAATCATACTAGTAAATGGCCAGAACAAAGTCGAAAAGAATGGCAATATATAGTAGATAGGTGTGATAAATTTATAGTAATAACTGAAGAACTATATCATCCTTATTTAATGCAGGTTCGTAATGAATGGATGGTTAATAATAGTGATTATGTTTTAGCGGTTCATGATGGTAGTGAAGGTGGTACAGGCAATTGCGTAGATTATGCTAATAAAAAGAAAAAAAATGTTTTAGTTTTAAACCCTAATGATTATAAATAAAATGGAAGACGATAAAGTAATTGAATGCACTGAATGTGGCTTAGAGTTCATTTGGTGTGAGAGAATAGGCAAACATGAAGATGAATGCTTTTGTCCAACTTGTCAACACGATTGTTTGGAGGACTTGTAGTGAAAGGGCATGTGATCTATAAAATATATTGGTCGGGCAAAGCTTTTTACTATGGTAAGACAAAAGGATATAGGAAGCGACATAATCGACACTTGCGTGAAATGAAAGACGGCACCCATCATAATAAAAATTTGGTGGAGTGCTATCGCAAATGGGGAGAACCTAAATTTAAAATAGTGGCTTATGCTGAAAGTGATGAAGAGCTGTCTGTAAAAGAAAGAGAATTTCTTAACTTTTATAAGGATCACAAAAAATGTTTAAACGTTCAACTTTGGTAAATATGAATAATATAGAAAGATATAGTAAAGTTCACGATGTGAGTTTTCAAGCCGCAGCTATTGGTGCTGCTGATAAAGAGAGTTTTTTAATTGGAGCGGAATACGTTTTAGATAATTTGTTACCAAGATTTAAACAAGTGTCTGATGAGTATCCAGAACCTAATACCAGGTTTGTATATGTAACTAAAAATAAAAGAGTCGGAATAATGTCAAATTCAACATTAAGTGATTGGCATATAGATAAATATTCTATAACTCATTGGATGTATGTAGAAGATTTGTTATCTTTACTACCACAATAAAATAGTTATGCACATTACATCATTTATAATTTTTCAACCTGATGACTTAGAAAAAGTCATTAATGGTACGAAAACAACGACCTGTAGAACACATCCTGTACGTGATGGAATTCATAACGTAAGTGCAGGAGTTACAATAGATGTTAAATGTTTTTATTACAAAAAATTCAAAGATATGAAAAACTCTGAAGCTTGGGCAATAGCTGAAGGATTTAAAAGTATTGCTGATATGAAAGCTAAAACACAATACAAGTATGTAAAAGAATTTATAGCTGGTAAAAAAGAACTGTACATCTACACATTCAAACTAATTAAAGATGGAAAATAATTCACAATGGATTCCGGTAGAAAAGCTTCTACCAACTCTTAATACAGATGTACTTATCTTATACAACCATAAGCCAAAAACTAGTTGGCGAGGTAAGTCTGGTACATTTATGACTCAAGGCAAATTAGCTACGTCTTGGGGCAGTACGACAAAGCTAGAATGGGAAGATTATTTAGGTAGAGCTATTGAGTCTCTATCTGCTAAAGCTTCAAACAATAAAGTTACACACTGGCAACCATTGCTGGTTAAACCATAAAATTATGTATTTTAGGAACGATGATGGTTTTTGTCCTTGCTGCGGTATAGGATTAAACAACGCTGAAATTAATTTATGTTTTTGTCAAAATTGTAAATACAATTGGAGAGATTTAGATGATGATGAAGACGAGTACGATAGTCAGTATTATGACGAAGAAGAAGATTAAAAATTATGTCAAGAACACTCTATTCAAAAACAGCTGGCAAGAAAAAGACTTTCTTAGAAGCTAATCACACATTCTTTAAAATGGTCTCTGAAGTCCACCCTTATAAAGTTGGTGACATTATAACACGTTCTATGTGGCACCATAATTTTGTTGTAAACACGGTGGCAAGTAAAACAGTTAAATACAACGTAACTTGGCATATAGCCAAAAAATTAGGAATTAAAGTACCTTATGAATACTACAGTCAAATAGAAAAAATAGTGAGGGAAAACATGGTACCATTGGAAAGATGGGAGTTGGTAAAAATTTATCCACACCTTTCTAAAAGAATTAAAACTAAAGCTGATAAAATGCTTAAAGAATACGAAAAATAAATAATCATGAAAAAAGAGGATTTAGATAATTACGATAAAGGTAAAAAACTTTTAAATTTAATTGCAACAGCTAAAGCACAAAAAGGAAATTTGTGCATGATTGATATAATTCAATTAAAAAGTTCAGCTTCTAGTGGTTCTAAAGTTATGTATGATATACCTTTGCAAGGTCATTTTTTAAGTGAAATAGCTTCGAAATTAATTGTCGGAATGGGTATTGAACTAGATAAAAGAATTAAAAATTTAGAAGAAGAATTCGAAGAATTATAAAATAAACAACAATGAATAATAAATATAAAGTTAAAATTAAATCTCCTTTATTGAGGGCAGGTTTAGAAATAGAAACTGAGTGTTCTGAAAAATATCTAGTTGATGTAGTTAAAAAATTACTGGATAAAGTAAGAGAAATTAACACTGAAGACATTGTAAAATAATATGGAAAATCAAATAATTTACATTAAAACTCACAGAGGTGACAGAACCAATATTATGGCGGGTTTTCAACTGTGGAATAAAGAGTCTTTTATAAAAAATGTATTAGAAACTAAAAAGGGTTATAGAGATTCTTATAGATATGGTTCTGTTGGTGGTTTTGTAAAAAATATCAAAGAAATGCCTTTAAGTTTATTTGATACAGAATTTGGTTATACTAACCATCCTTTTACTGAAGAACAAATAACAGAGATATTTAGTAAAGAAATTTCAATGCAGTATGGCCTACATAAAAAACGTTCTGAAATAAAGGCTATGTCTAAAAAAGATTTAGTAATTGGCAAAGTTTATAAAGTGGCCAGTAATGGGGATAAAAATTTATATTTAGGTAAAGTAAAGAGAACAACAACTAAACCGTCTCAACAGTCTTGGAAACCGGATGAAGTGGTTAGTGTTGAAGAAGGTTATGGTTTTTTATACATTTCACCCTATGGAGGTAACATAACAGTAGAAGCTTACAATGTTAGTATATTAAAAAACGTTAAAAAATTTGAATGTTTTTATAGTGACGGTATTGAACTTTTACCAGAATATTGTTATACTAATCGGGGTTATTATTATAATTCAAATACAAATACTAAACTAGAAATATTAGACTTATAGTATGGAAAATTTTAAAGAAATTGCTAGAGAAATAGCAATGAAAATGGCCTCTTTAGGAGTTAGTGCTAAACAAATACTTATTGAAGTACCTAATCAATTTGTTATGTCTCAAGTAAATGAAGAGTTAAAGCAAGAGTTTGGAAGTGGTACAGTATATACATTAAAAAATGAATTCACAACTATGAATAGCCTATCGGTAGAAATTTACGGTATATTATTCAAATTTATTGAAAAAGAAAAACATGGAAAATAATGGATGTTTGAGTGTTTTGTGGGTTATGCTTATATTGGTTATGTTATTAAACACATGCAATAGAGTTGATTCACTAGAAAGAAAAATTGATAGATTAGAGGATAAAATAAGATAAACATGAAGTGGATCAGTGTAAATTGGGCACTACCTTTAAATAGAGATAGTGTTCTTGGGTGTGGTAAAAGAGAATTTAGTCATGATGACAATGTTTTTAAGTGTTATTTTGACAATGGTAAATGGTTTGTGCCGGAAGGTGGTGATGAAGAATCTATACTCGTAGAGTACTGGATGCCTTTACCTAAACCTTGTATAACTTGGTAATGATATGAAATTTTTAAAAATAAAGGTATTTAGTTATTCCCTTAACTATAAAAGGTCTTTCTACAATATACAAGAAAGAGAGGTGATTATAAATACAAAGCAAATTGTAGTTCTAGGTGAACTAATGAATGATATAAAATCATTAGATTATTATGGTAATGGCTTAACTGAGTTTAATTACGGGACATTGGAAATGACAAATAAAAAATCTTTTAACTTACTTGAAGAAGAGTACATCAGGGTTAAGAACTATTTAGAAAAATTATAGATATGAAAAATGATCTAGAACCAGAAATACTAAAAGCCTTAGATATTTTAGTCTCTAAAGATATTGTATTAATACAAAGTTTTATAAATAAATTACCAAAAAGTAGAAGAAGATTAGGTAAGAAATATGTTTTAAGAACACTTAACGAAAAGCTTACTCCTGAATTACCAAATTATGATGATTGATATGGAAAAAATAAAATTACTATCTGTAAAAGGATTTGTCAAGCCGGATGTTAAATATAAAATAACTAAAGCTGGCAAGAGGATTTTAAAAAGTGATCCTAATATATTTTTTGATTTGAATGTAGAATTAAAAAATGAATTTAGTAATCCACCTCGAATAGGTGAAGTTTGGATAATTGATAATATAAATATGTTTTGTTGGTATATAGATGATATGTCAGTTAAATTTAGAAATGTTGAAAGTAGTTCAGATATTGTACACTTTAATTTTGATGAGCATACTTGTGTTACTTGCATTTACAAACCTATAGGAGAAGGATTATGAAAATTAAACTACCGAAACAAGAAGAATGTAATGATTATGATGATTACGACACTTGTGAGTATTGTTATGGCAAGGGTTATGACCCGATGAATCCTCATGCGACTGGCGGTCAGTGGGGTCAAAATAGTGTTAACTTTCAAAATCCTTGCCCTGTATGTAACGGATCAGGTATTAAAGACAAATAAAGATATGAAAATAGTAACTTACAGTTGGTGGACAGTTGAATGGTATGAGCTTGTTTGGGAAACCGGATTTCTTAAAGCATTTAGAAAGTGGGATTATAAATCAGATGGATTCTTTGCTAGAGATTGGGAACATGCACAGGAAATATTTAATAAGAAAACAGGTCGTATGAAAGATTACTTTAGTGGTAGAATTATAAATGAAAAATTTACAAATTAATATGGAAACAAAAACATGTAGCTGCTGCGGTTTATCTGAAGAAGTAACAGAACTTTTTCAGTGTGAAACTTGTGAGGATATGTATTGTGATAAATGTAGTGCACCAACAACTCAATTCTTTGTTGTAGGTAAGAACATCTGTAAATCTTGCTATGAATTTTATATTTGGAATAGGGAGGACATATGAATTGGATAAATCTACAAGATGTACAGCCTCCACCTAAAACACGAATTAACCTTGCAAGATACGAAAATGGTATACTTATATGGGAAACAACAGGTTGGCTGTTAAAAGGGACTACGTATAGTGTTAAATACGTAGATGGTTTAACTATTAGCAATTCACATCCAACACATTGGAAATTAATAGCTGAAGATTTTCAAAGAATTAAGTATGTTGAAGGTTATGAAATAATGTGGAAAAAATTTCCGACTGAATTTTAAAATATATATATGAAAACTTACACTGGTGTTTTAAATCATCTACCATCAAATGGAATATTTGTATTCGGCAGTAATACTGAAGGTCGTCATGGTAAAGGAGCAGCTTTGATAGCTGTTAAAAATTTTGGCGCAAAGTATGGAATTGCCAAAGGTATGCAAGGCCGCTCGTATGCAATAGTTACAAAAGACTTGCACCAGAAAGTCCAGCCTTCAATAAATTACATAGATATTTTGTACCAGATTTATGACCTGTATGAATTTGCAGAGAATCATCCTGAGTTAGACTTTTACATAGCTTATTCCGGTGAAGGTAAAAATCTGAATGGATATACTCCTGAACAAATGGCTGATATGTTTAACTTCGAAGATATACCTAAAAATATAGTTTTCGAGGAAAAATTTTATGAGATTTTAAAAAATTTTTGATATGAAAAAAGATAGATTCACGCATTATGGCTTTTACCCATTACTAGGATTTAAAATACTGATTTATTACAATGAGTCTGATGAAAATATTGAAGGGCGAAATTGGTTGTATGAACAGTTATTGACTTTAGCAGTTTGGATTGACTTTGAATTTAAAGATGGTTTCGGCTATTATATTGGTAAAAGAATTAAAAACGA